GCTACAGGGAATCCTAGTTTTTCTCCTATCCTATTAACATCACTAAATATACCACCCATAGCAGCTTGCTTGGCAATTTCACCAACTAACTGTTTAGTATCAAAAGGTTGATTAGATTGTTGCTGTTGACTATAATCTTGTATACCAGCTATACCACCTTGAATACCAGCATTGACCAATCTATTAACTAAAGCTTGTTGTGCATCTTTAGATATAGTAGTTGTTCCCATACCTAAAGCTCTACTAGCTAGTCCACCAGCAGTTTGAATATCCCGTGGAATATCTTTTATATTAGGTTTGAAACCGCTAAGAGCAAAGTTAACTCCTTCTCCAGCAAAACTTCCAACAGGAGATTGTGTTTGGTCAGCAGCCAACTGTTGTTGCCAAGCCTGATAAGCTTCTGGGGACATAACAGCTTTTTCAGCAGCATTTTGCAGTTTACTGCTTTCATAATTAGCTAACATTCCCACAGCTATAGGAACAAGTAGACTTGTTCCCCATGTAGCAGGAGCAGCTCCAACTGCCCAAGGCATTGTAGCTCCAGCTGCTGCCGTTCCAGTGATACCAGGAACTCCACCTTGAACTACAGTTCTACCCATCGCTCCACCAAAACTAGATGTAGGCATCTGTTGAGCTGTAGTAGGTTGGAGTTGGGGTTGCTGGGATGTAGATTCAGCATTGCTGCCTCCAAATCCTGGCTGCTGATGTCCCATAATAGCACTGGGTTGTCCTATAGAGCTTATAGGTGTAACCCTCATTCCTTCACCTTCTTGAACCATAGTGAACCTGTCTGGATCATATCCTAGAGCTTTGAGCTGTCCAGGAATATCTACTTGACCTACATCTAGGGGAGTTGGCATAAGTGGTATTATTGTTGAGGAGGATAAATAGGCATACCATTAGGAAGAGTGCCTATAGGAGCAGGATAACCATTAGGGCTTAAGCCAGGAGAAGCAGTAGTGGGTGGCCTATAAGAAGGAGCACCTGCATTAGTTCCAGAAGCTTGATTACCAAGACTAAGAGCAGCATCAATTCTACCTTGTTCAGCTCCTGCTGCTGTACTATAAGCTTTTTGACCTGCCATCAAATATTGCATAATGTTAGCAGCATTAGGCATAGAAGCTCCAGTGGCAGGATTGACTCTATTAGGAGAAACAGGGAAACTATTGGCTGCTATATTAGGAGCATAATTAGCACCCATCCTAGCTATATTGCGAGCCAGAACCTGTTGCATAGGAGTCAACTCTAACTGGTTACCTATCTGTTGTCCAATCAATTTGTTCTGCTGCATCGTATTCTGTAATCTCTGAGGTTGTATTGCTTTCTCTGTTTGAGCTACATTCTGTGCTGTGGTTCCACCTGCTACATTCTCCCATATGTGTCTATTAGCTTCAGATGATCCTACCTCACTAGCTTGTGGTATCATACCTCCAGCCATCTTAGCTCTATATAAAGCCTCAGCTTGAGCAGCTTGATTACTACCCATCTGAGTCTGTTGCCCACTTTGGGCTACACCCCTATAGCCCGGCTCAAGAGCTGCACTATCCTGAGGAGTTACATTGCGTTGAAGAGCTAGATTGAGTAGGTTCTGAGCACCAGCCTGATCTTTTCCTAATACATTCTGTCCTACCATTTGACCACCTTGAATGTTGGCTTGTGCCATATTATCAGCCATTCTTCCACCACCAAATATAGCATCCCATCTTTGCTGTGCTGGAGACATCTGTATGGGAGTATAAGAAGCTGGAGTAGCCGGACGAGGTTGAGTCTGAGGTTGATCTTGTTGATCTCCTTGTCCTACAATAGCCTGTAATTGCTGATGAAAAGGAGAATTGGTTTGATCAAGTTGCTGCTGTAGTGTAGCAGGTATAGCAGCCTGTGAAGGTTGAAACTGGCCGCCACTAATAGCAGTAGTTAAATCAGGACGAGCACCAACAAGAGTGCCAAGTAAAGCTCCAAAGTCAATAGGCATATATAATATCTCCTTGTGTTATTTAGTGTGTTTCCAAATACTAAACCAAAATCTCTGATATCCCGTTCTAGCCCTACAGCCTTTAACAGACATTAACCAGCCACAATGTTCTGTTAGGGGTTTAACCATAAGCTCTTGCACTAAACCATCTACAAGAGGAAACCAGTGCATGAGAGGAACAAGCCATCTAGCCATCCTCTTATATCCTCTTGCTACGGCCGGCTCTTGCTCATAAGCTATATTACGCATTGGTCTAATGAACCAAGGTAAATAGCCTCCATTACCATAAGTCATTATCCAGCAGCACATATCAGCCAATCCACCAGCACTACCAGCTCCAGCTGCTACTCCTCCAGCCGCTCCAGCATCAGCAGCAGCACCAAGATCAGCTCCACCAACTCCTACAGCTGTATTAGCAGCAGCTTTGGCAGCAGCGGGAGCAAGAGTTGTGTCGGCTGTTGTCCCACCTAGCCAAGAGGGCAGAACCTTTTGTACCTGTTGATTAGCCCAATCTCCTAGGGCTTTATTAACACTACCAGGCGGTCCCATATTAGGTAAATTAGAATTAGGAAGTTGAGGCAAACCCTGACTACTTCCTAATCCTCCAGGATTAAAACTACCAGGCTGTTGTTGTACTTGATTTGAGCCTACAGATATATTACCTCCTTGAGCATTATTGATAGCTTGCTGATTTATTGCAGCCCACGGAGTAGCAGCAAGTTGAACAGCAGTTGTTGGTGCGAATTGAGTTGCCATAATGGGTAATGTATAGTGTTATATGTTTCTCCAAATCATCCACCAGAACTTCTTATATCCTATTCTAGCTCTGCATCCTTCTACCTTCATCTGGTAACCAGCTTGTTCTGATAGAGGCCCAACCATAAACTGATTGACAAGCCAAGACACAATAGAAGAGTGTTGCATCAAAGGAACTAACCAGCGAGCCATTCTTTTGTAGCCATCACCGAGTCTGGGTTCTTTAGCATACTCTATATCTCTGGCCGCCCTCACAAACCAAGGTAGTGTGCCATTATAGATCTCAAGGAAGATGAAGCAGCAATTAGCTCCTCCACCCATACTAGATGAACTTCCACTAGAAGCCTGTTGTCCAGCTTGAGCACTATTAGCAGAGTTAAAAGTAGAACCTAGCTGATTCATTATTCCTCCACCTACAGCTGCTGATGTATTTCCTAAACCAAAAGCATTATTAGGAGAAGTCAAAAACTGATTGCTAGAAGTAGAAGTATTAGGACTAGATGTTCCACTAGGTTGTCCAGTTGCTAGCCCAAAAGCATTCTGACCTCCCTGTAATGTATTAGCTGTATTGGCAGAAGAGGAAGCTAGATTAGCAAAATTGGATTGCTTCTGTTGTAAACCCTGACCGAACAGCATAGCATTGCCTATATTGGTAAGAGGATTTTGCACATTAGCATTTCCAGCACCATAGTTCTGCTGAGACATTCCCCTGCTTATAGCCGCTTGTTCAGAGCCGCTAAGAGCATTGGGATTCTGATCCTGCATCATAGATGATAAGCCAGACATTGTAGAGTTATAGGCTGGATTCATCTGACCCTGTAGATTATTGTATCCACTTATTAGACTATTGGCTTGTGGAGATCCCAGTGTATTACTAAGAGCATTAGTATTAGACTGCAAATTACTGGCTCCCATTTGTTGGGAAGTAGCATTAAGCAGTGGAGCATACTGATTATACAAGCTAGTATCAGCACCCATTAGACTAGAATTAGCTTGATTAGCAGCATTGGTAGCTGCTGTTGTATAACCGGGCATTTGAGCTTCAAGTGCTTTATAGTAAGCTGGCATCTCACTTACTACCTGTGATGACATATTTTCAGCAGCAGTACTACCACTCATAGCAGGTGTAACTGGTGCTGAACTGTTACTGCTACCACTTACATTAGCATCACACCGTAGAGAAGCTACGAATTGTTGCATCGGTGAAGGTGTCCAATCAGAAGTTTTCATATCTTTTTGTTGTCTCTTAAGGTTTCTTGCTGAAATTCTTGCCCACAGTCTAACTAAACGATCTCCATTGATGTGTTGTCTGTCCAGTTTATTCTTTCTTTCATGTATTGCATAACCCTTGAAATGGCTATCAAAAATACAACACATAGCTATAACTGCACGGGGTGTTATATTAAGATTTCTATCTACATATAAAATTCGCTTATCATGGTCTGCATGAGCAACAATGATGCCAGTCACCCTACTCTCTTCTACATGGTAGGCTAATCCATCACGTTGAGAAGCCTCTTGTAGTTCCTTGATGATCTCGGCTGAAGACATACCAATGAATACTTTATCCTGTCTATAAGACAGAATAAAAATAAGCAATTCGCCCAATGTAGGTATATTATTGTTCATTGGATGCTATAACTTCCATCAACTGGGCATAGTCTCTGGCCTGCTGCTTCATGCCAGAAGCTAGTACGTTACCTTCTCCAGCAGCATTAGCTTGTAAGAGCATAGCTTTGAAGTTCCAGGTAACCCAAAATCCTAGTTTAACCCCTGGCATTATTGTACCTAAATTGAAAGCAGGAGAACGAGTTTGATCCGATGTGTTATCTCCAAAAGGCAAAGACTGAGGATAGGGAATTATATTAGTTGCATCAGCATCTGCCTCTATAAACTTAGAAAGTGTATCTACATGTTGACTATCCAAATAAACATCCACATTTACTGTTCCTGACTCCACAACCCTAGTAAATACAGGATTTAGAATTTTGGGCTTTAGCTCTATTCCTTGACCTGTAGGAGTGAAATCTCCAATGTAGAAACCACACTCTGCTGTGCTTCCGCCGAAATACTGATAGAGCTTATTATCCCCACCTATAAAGAAGAGTTCTCGTATTCCAGTCGTAGTCTTTATGTCAGCAAATTGCTTAATAGAGATAGAGACATCAGAACCAAAGAGTTGATCGAAAGAAACAAAGGACTGGAATAGAGTGTCATAAACTAGAACTCCATATCCATAAATTGTATTAACAGCAAAGAAGCCATAGTCTGACCACGTAATAGCTGCTGTTATATCCTGCACTATAGCTGTATTATCATCATCAGCATTACCAAAGAAAGCATTCATCTTAGCTGAGAATGGAGCATTACGACCCTCAAAACGGGTTTGCAATATAGAGTTAAAAGACTTTATTCCACTATCATCTATGAGGGCGGCATCACCTAATATATCAGTAACTGAGACATTATTTTTGGGGCCAGTAGAAAAAAGTAATTGATTGGTATAGGTTGGTTCACCAAAGATGGTTGTATTGTAGTTAGGAGCTACCAAGTATGAAGCTTTTTGTGTTGCAGCATAAAAAGAAGTTCCTAGCCCATTTGTAGATGGAGCACCACTAACTGCAGATAAACAAGTAATAGGAGTGTAATCTACTGAGTAAGCAGCTGCTAAAGCACCACCTGTAGATTCTGATGGTACTTTATTTCCATTAACATCGATAGCTACTACGAAATCAAGAGGACGGCCAGATACAGAGGAAGCTATCATTGTAAATCTATTTACTGTATCTTTAATTAGACAATAGAGTTTATTGTTGATCCACAGCATCATAGTTCCAACAGGAACATATTCCCGAACATTATTTGCATCCCATTGTATATAGGTTTGAGCAGCCCTAGCTGATCCATCAGGTAGGATGAGGAAAGGTTGACTAGTTCCATCCTGACAAACTATACAAGCAGGAGAACCATTTATCAAAGATCCAACCAACTGAACACCACCAGATGCTATAACCAATCCAGTGCCAGCATCCACTTGAGGAGTTCTATTATAATTTATTGTACTAGCAGGCACGCTACAAGCATAGATGACCGGGGCCGTTGCCGACATTTGAAATCCGGGCTGTACATGAAAGCTAGTATCGCTAACATCATAATCTCTGAAATAGCACAGGCCATCAGCAAATACTAGAAGAAAGTTATCAAAGCCATATACACCCTGTAAGTTACCGAAAGGCGGTAAAGTACTACTAAGATCTTGAGGAAGAGTTATGGGCTGTGGCCCTCCATTTCTTATACGTCCATTAGCCATGAGAGCATACTCTCCAGGAGCCAACTGGGCAGTATCTTTCTGCCTATTCATGGAAGCAAAATTAGACTGTATGAAGGGTATTAGGGCCATACTAAGTTATTGAAAGAATAGGGGAATCCCAGTGGATAACCAGGATACTGTTGATTGAGCATGATGTTAGCAAAAGCATCTAAGACTGGATTCTCACCAAAATTCATGGACATCTCCATAGAAGAAGAAGTATCCTGAGAAATGTTCTTAACTATCTGATCACATTTAGCCTTGTATTCTTTGGCTTGATTAGCTGAGAATACAGTAGCATCACTAGAGAGTAGGATTCTGTTCTCTTTATATTTCCAGTAGATAGCTTGATCGTAGTTTGGGCAAATGAATTCATCTGTAGCTTGAGCTATAGTAGCTGGAGTAGCAAACTCTTTGAACCTGAGCTTCCAGAGGACTTCAACATAGGTAGAAGCTGGTTGAAATGTTCCGCCAGTACCATTTAGATTGTTGGGCATATTAACAATCTGTACTATCTGAAAGAGAGCTTTAGGTTGATTGTTGGCAATACCAGAGATAGGACGATTATCAACATCAGTTATTACAACATTAGATGCCGTCATGCTATCTTTAGTTATAGCCGAAATATCCAAGAACTGGTTTATGGTGCTATGAGTACTATCGCCGGGTTGAAAAGTCAAAGTTTCTATGGCCTGGTTTGCTGTAGGAGTTGTACCGATAAAAGTAACATTAACAAGGCTAGTTACAGGTTTCTGGAAAGTAGCTGTTAGTATAGAAGCATTGACTATATCAGTACTTAATGCTCTATCTCCTTTGATCTCCCAACTCAGGAAGTCTTTGGATTGCCAGAACTTGGCTGTATATCTGGGAGCCATAGACCTGATTTTAAGATTGAGCTGAGGAGAATAATAGCGAACTGCCCTTACCTTGCCCACATAGTAAGGCAAGGAGATCATATTGCCCTGTGGAACATCTACATCCCTAACTTGCTCTCTTAAAGAGCCTACTAGATCATTCTCCTCATAGAGTTCTTTGGCAGCATCATTGATCTTGCGTGTGGTAAACATGAGCTGGTCACTATTAACCAGGTCTATGCCACCATCAGCAGCAATGTTTGATAATATGTCTTTGAGGGCCATAGGATGAATCTTTCTTAGGCAATCGCATAACATTTAACACAGAAGTTATTCCAAGAAGTTGGTACAACAGGAGCACCACCACCAGCTTTGATAGCCAACAAAACAGAAAGACTAAGCCCTGAGCCACTGTGATTAAAATTATATGATACTAAAACATCAGCAGCATTGGAAGCAATACTAACTGGAGTGATGTTTAATACAGAAGCTGCTGCATTAGTAGAAGTATTGTATGAATAAAGTCCTGCCACAGCATCTATCTCATCTCCAACTTGATAGCCTGTTGCAGTATCATTGGTTATACAAGCAAGAACAACCCTTACAAACTTTGGTATAACTCCAAGTCCATGAGCAAAAACAATTTGATAAGCACCAAAACTTTGAAAAGGTGGTGTAGCGTTGGCAGGAGGAATAGAAGTAGAACTAACATAGGGAGCACCCAGACCATTTATCCAACTAAATCCTGTAGCTCCACCATTTACTTGTGGTGTCTGTCCAGCAGTTCCTATCGCTGACCACTGCAAAGCTGTTCCACCAGCATTAACTTGAGGAATAGCTCCTGCCGCCCCCAACCCTGATGCCTGACTAAGCTGTGCAAAGTAGTCCATAAGTTCTGTCCATAAAGTACCACCAGTATTCATTATCAGGATATTGGAGGCCGGCCCAAGCTTTATCTTACCTTGAGCACCAACTGGATTGATGCCTGCTCCTGCTCCTGCTCCAATAGATTGAATCTGAGCATCTTGTACTCCATTGGCATCCCCAGTCATATACATAGTGCTATTTAATGTATTAGGCGCCACAGTAGGATTAGGATAATTACCTGTTAGTCCACCACCTGCCACACCAGAGATAGGTAAGGAACCAACAACTTTGGAAGCATTCACCGAAGCTATATTAGCATCTGTAATTCCTTGTCCACTGGTAGCCAAAGCTATCATAGCTCCAGTAATAGACTGATTGGCTATAGCTCCAGAAAACAGGGGTTGCCATTTAGCATAGGTAGCTACACTACCACCATTAGGATTCCAATAGTAGAAAGTAACTAGAGCTGTGGCCGGCTGAACCCTGCGCCACAAATACAAGTTCCATTTACTATATCCTGACACAGTAGGATCAGGAACATTAGGAGAACCAAGAGAAGCATCTGTGGTCTCCATAATTAGCCCCTTGTCTCCAAATGGTGTCCCTGTGGTTAAGATCTGATTAAGTTGTGCTCCTGTTACAAATTCAGCATTTGTAAGATCTTGTATATTAAGGAAGTCTTGTAGGCTAGGCATAGATTTATATTAGTCTTGAGGTTCGATAACAATGGATTCTGTTCCTGCTGTTCCCTGAGAGACAATAGGATTGTACTTGGAAGTAGTTACGTTGAGCAACTCCAAAGCACCCGTAGTCATATTAAATCTGTAATTGGTTCCCACAACTGGAATAGAAGGAAGAGCAACCTGACCAGTTATGGAAACTAAGGTTCCAGTTTGTTGTCCTGTGTATTGGGCTGCAGCACAAGGTAAGAAAGTCATAGGAAGAGCAAAGCCAAGACTAGGGTCAAATAGACTTGTATTATCTAAACTGGAACATTGACTCACAGTTCCTAATTGAAAGGTTGTTACATCTGTGAGAGATTGTATAGCTTGTTTGACTGAGGTGGCTAGCAATAAACCAAAAGGTAATTGTAACATATTCAGTGCTCCTTGTGACCACACTTCTATAGCAAAGTTTGTGCCAACGATCATCTGACCAGTATAGAGTGGGGCTGGAATATCTTCCATTGCACTACCAGCTAGATCCCAGAACTTGTATCTTATAGGTTGTCCGGTCTTAGGATCATTGTAACGTATGGCCAAATTGAAGTAAGCACCAACAGTGTCAATAGAAGGTATTGCCGGGATACAGAAGTTATTGGAAGCTTGATAGATAAATTGAGCTACAATGAAAGGAACACCACCAGTAGTAAAGTTTATAGAACCTAAACCAGGGATTGGCAAGTATCCTGTGGCCTTCTCAATTAGAATAGAAGGAGTTATAGTTTCCCAGAAATTGTTTGTGAGCATAGGCTTCTTAGTGAACTCTTGCTTGATGAAAGTTGGGCTTTATCCATTTATGAAAGAATGATCCCTTAGAAATAGAGTGCTGAAATTGCTTCCATACTTCTTCGGGAACATTTGCGTAGACATGTATTCTATTTTGATATTGAAACTTCACAGTAAGCATTTGGGTTTTAGCATCCCAGTCTATTTCAGCAATCTGTGAACTTTCAACTTTCATTTATGGATTGAATTGTTCGTTCTGAATCTTGGTCAGAAGGGCTTGAAACTGTTCTGGTGTAGGCGGGGTATCGCTACCGAACAGTGTTTGAAACTCTGCCACAAGAGCTGGAGTTTCGGTAATTGCAACTTGGACAAGGCTAATGATAGCCATAACAGCAGCGGGTGACATAGGTTATTGGATTTTAATGTTGAAGGACGCGAGGAGGTTTCCGAGGTCAGTAAGTGCAGCAGACTCTGCCGCCGCATTGGAAGTCATCAGGTTAAGAACCGCTTGATTTGTAGAGCCACTTGCGGCAATAGTAGACTGTACGACAAGCAGTTCTGCTATCTTGACTTTGTTAAAAGCTGCTGCCACGTTAGTACGCGTGGCCATCGGCACTCCAGTAGTGACAGCATAGTTAGTCCAAAGACTCCAAGCTGTAACAACCGAGGCGTCGATAGCACTTTCTGATTTGTAGGCTGTAGTTGTTTGTGAAGTTGTGCAACCAACAATAATACAAGCACCAATTGTAAGTGCAAGTAGAGTTGGCATGAGTAAGTTTCTTTTCATATTATTAGGATGGAGGATTTGTTTTAATGTTGCCAGTGTTTGTCCCCACCGGATTGGGATTGTGAACAGTTGTGCTACCGTAGAACACAGACTTAACCATCTGTATCAATCCACCGCCATTACGAGCAGCAGTGATACAACGTCCAATCCACGGTAGAATGATACCAGCAGCCAACAGATATGGCTGATACTTCTCTGGCACGATTTTGTTAAGGGAGTCTATCATTATCTAACCTTTCTTTTGTTTATGGTGTGCGTGAAACTGTTCCATTGTTAGTTTGTGTAATAACATCAAAATCTTTATAGAAAATATTTGATTGAAGAAGTCCAACTTTGTAATCAAGTCTATCAAGATGGTTTGACATGTGTTCAAGTGCTGCACCATGAAGTAGAACAGCATTATGTGTTTCTTTTAGCTGTACCCAGCCTTCTTTTCCAAAGAACCCTAAAACAGCTAGTATAGCTAAACAAAGAGTTCCTACAGCGGAGAGTAAACAATGTGTAATAAGACTTTGACTGATAACTATCCTATCAGACTCTTTAGCCGTATCATTAGCTCTATTGGCGTCAACATGTGCTTGATGTGTTTCTTCACTCATGGTAGTTATTGTGTGATATTTGTAACAGTGATTGTGTTGGTAATGGTCGCTGACATGGGAGATTCAAATTCAGCTTTAACACCAAATATTAACATAGGAGTTAGATAACTCTGATCATAATGGATTACATTTGTCGTTGTGTATCCAACAACATACCAGTTGGTGAGGTTACTAGATGCCCAAACTGTGTAGCAGTCTGCTCCGTTCGTGTTCCAAGACAGCGTGACTTTCTGCGACACTATCACAGGGACGGGTGTCATTACGGATGGCATACGCGGCCTGGCTACAATCGGCAGTGCCGGTGGGCTTGGAATTACATTAGTCTGCGCCCGCGCCGTGAGGCAGAGGCAGAGCAGAAGGATTGTGGAAAGGGGTTTCATTGGTTTAAAACTACCATGTCCTGTCCTATATTCACCTTGCTATACCCATTTGATCCAACGCCACCTTGCGACTGCACCCAAATACTTGCTATGATTGGCAGCGTGCTGGTATTACTAATGGAGATGATACTATTACTCCATCCGCCGCCACCCCCCCCTGTGTTCACAATCGAAAATGTGGCTGGAGCGCATAACCCAACACCCCCAATACCAGCAGAATAAACAACATTGTTTGTAGCTTGGGTGCTAACAGAAATGTTCCTGTGAGCGCCCGGTCGCACTCCGAATTGAAGGGTCAATGCAACCGGAAGATTTGAGTTGCCAGAGGTGCATGTGTGAACGTATGTTCCAGAGTTGTTTGTAACAGAGCCGTTTATTCCCACCCATCGCCCGTCTGTTTGGATTAGAGCATAAGGGCTTGAAGTTCCCCCATTTGCCGCATTTATGGTTGTATCATTTGTTGAGAGGCTTCCTTGTGCTATAATTGACCAACTTTGCAGAAATAATGGGCTACTATTATTATTTGTGCTGTAAGAGACCGTCCAGCCTGAGCAGTTGTAGTAGGTGATGCCACCATTGAGACAATTATTAGCGGTGCTGTAAGAGATCGTCCAGCCTGGGCAGTTGTAGTAGGCGAGGCCACCATTGAGACAATTATTAGCGGTGCTGTAAGAGACTGTCCAGCCTGGGCAGTTGTAGTAGACGAGGCCACCATTGAGACAATTATTAGCAGTGCTGTAAGAGACCGTCCAGCCTGAGCAGTTGTTGTAGGCGAGGCCACCATAGTTACAATTATTAGCGGTGCTGTAAGAGACCGTCCAGCCTGAGCAGTAGTTGTAGGCGATGCCACCACTGAGACAATTATTATCGGTGCTGTAAGAGACCGTCCAGCCTGAGCAGTAGTTGCAGGCGAGGCCACCATTGAGACAATTATTAACGGTGCTGTAAGAGACTGTCCAGCCTGAGCAGTAGTTGTAGGCGAAGCCACCATTGAGACAATTATTAGCGGTGCTGTAAGAGACCATCCAGCCTGAGCAGTTGTAGGCGAGGCCACGTCCTAAATTTTGTGCTTGTATGCCCGTGACTGTATTTGTTACTATTCCGGTTATGGTGGAAGTAGCTCTCTGCGTCATTTCCAACACGACCACAGAACAATCCAACACAGCAACCACAGTTCCCGCAGGTCTGCCGGAAGATGGAATAGACGCCGAGAAACTCATACCCGGATAGAAGTTAGTGTTCCCAGTGCCCGCAACGTTTAGAAATGAAATTACATTACCAGCAACAGTTCCAACCATGTAATACTCGCCGCCTTGTCCTTGTATTGTGTTTGTGGGGGCAATCCAAATAACATCATTTGTGGACAGCCATGCTGGAGCATTGCTAACTGTGATTGAAGTTGCTCCAACTACTGCTGCTACCGAGAGATTTAGATTGGTTAAATGCGGCGTCCCATACATCGGCATGGAATTTGTTCCTACCATAGTCAATTGCGCCGTGCTATTTGTAAATTGAATATAGCACATTGGTGTATTGCTCGACGTGAACGAAACCGGCGTAGTTGCGCTACCGATCAAATTGGTGCCCCCTCCTGACAGATTGCCATTCATCAGCAAGTAGCAAGGTAAATTCGTCATTACAAGAAACCCATTGTTGGTGCAGTTACCCCACCCCGTAGTCGCCCGATTATTCACGTCATAGGTTAGCGTAATGCCGGGCCCATTGCTCCAAGTGTCTCCGCCGAGAGATGGAACAATTCCTAAGTTCCAAGTTGTTGTGCTGGAAAAGTTGCCGCTCTGGACTGTGTAATAGCTCACCCCATAAACCATCTGGCCCACAAGTGTTAAAATAACCAATAGTAGTGTTTTCATGTCAATAGGAGGTAATGTAGTTAGTTCCGATCTGGTCAATCTCCACCTTTTCTGGAAATGACACAGTGCCCGTTCCAATCAGTGTGTTTGTGACTCCATTTACCACCAACAACACTGTGGAAGCATTGGTGATATACAGCCGGGCAGGTCCTGCAATGTTATATGTGGTCGGGCTGGAAGCTGTATTCAACCATACAGCTCCTGTTAAAGAAGTGTATTGCAAATTCGTCACCCCGCTCCCGTTGCCGACGAATCCTACCGTGTTCGTGTTGGTGATTCCAGCCGTTGTGCCAGTGACATTGATGCCGCTGGTCACAGTACCGCCACTCCATGAAGCCGTGTTTGTATAGATGTTGTTTGACACGTAGGGCTGACCTGCGGTGTTGGTCAATACCACGGAAGGCGCATTCGTCCCCCAATTGTTGAAGTAGTTTGAGACCAGAATGATTGCGTTGGAAATACCAGACCCGTTGCCGCTGATCGTGCTCCCTACTAAGAACGGCCCACCCACATTCAGTGAACCTGTAATGTAGTTGCTGCCAGGGCCGATGGTGAGGCTCCCGCCGACGGTCAGGTTGGTTACGCTGGCACGGTCGAAGTTGTTTGAGCCGGGGCCGGACGCAATCAAATTGGTCAGCACCCCGGTCAGGGCGTGGCCGCTGCCGATGAAGCTGGCGGCGGTGACGGTGCTCGATACGGACAGGGCGTTTGTAAATACAGTGTTCGGCCCGTTGGTTGCACCGATTTGGGATAACGGACTTCCATCGTTATCAGGCGCGGTGTCGTATGAGTAGTTTCCCTGCCACAGCAAGCTCCCGTCGTTCAGCATGTTGGATGCGATATTGTTAGACCATGTGCCGGTATATTTGTTGTTCAGCAAAAAGTTTCTCCCATTGACAACAGATTGTTGCTGATTGATTCTGAAATACATTGTGTTCTCAAAAACACAACCTTGGAACGTCACCCCAGTGCAGTTGTCCATGCCGATTATCGCATCACCATTCCCGGCGAAGTAACAACCGTCAATAAGTTCGCTCTGCAACACTCCCTGCAAATAAAGAGGGATGGTTACAGCGTGATTAAAGAAGCAATGCGAAATGACTCCGTGATGATTGTTGAATATCTCCGGGGCGTTGTCCAAGGCTCCGATATAGTTATCAACTAGATGTGAGTTATCAATAACCGAATTGGCAGCGTAAAAATCCATGCCAACCACATTGCCTTGGATGCTAAATTGAGCGAAATGCTCATACTCTGGTGTTTGGGCATTGGGAACATAGTTGGTTTGCCAGTTGGTGATGTAGCCGGGAACTGTGTTAGGCTCGACGCAATACAATCCCATGAAATTGCTCTGAATATTTGCGGAGGTAAATTCAAGTTTTGGATAAACGTAGTCCACGCTACCACCGATAGACAATGGAAGGACTCCACATCCGTTAAAACCCTTCACAGAGACATTGCGACACTCACCGACTTGGTCAATGTTGACCTGCAAACCGTGCCTAAGCCCGTTTGGGTTCCAATACTGAAATCGGAATATCTCAGACAACGTGAATGGATGCAAAGCCCAAGACCCCCCGTCCCAACCAAACCAAGTGTTTGTCCCCGCTGCTATGTTTGGATACTGTTGACCGTCAATGGCGAAATTGACCAATGTTATATTGGTATTCAGCATTTCCCTGATGAAGATGTTGGTGTTCCATGCGTTCATAGCATAGACGAGCAACGCTCCGGGGGCCATTTGAATTGCCACTCCGTTGGTAATCATCAACTCTTGAGACAAATAATGACCCGGTGGAAAATACCAAGACGAGTTGTTGGTTGAAAAAAGGTTGCTCAAGACAATGGTGTTATCCGTCATCCCATCGGCTACAGCACCATACAGCAGGACATTGAGATAGACCTGATTTGTGTTGGCGGACGCAATAGACGTGTTCACAAATCCAGTTGAAGCCAGCCCATTCGTGACGCTCGTATCCGCCAGAGGAAGGCCGGTAGCCGCGTTGCTCGCGCCTGAAAAAATGCCGTTGGTTAAAGGAGCAAGCCCGTTGGTTGAACCGGCAGGAGCGTTTGTCTGCCAGACAATGAGGTTCGTCCCATTGTTTGTGGTCGCCCCTATGCCGGACACCGGCCCTGAGACGTTGGTGAATGACACGAAGAAGGTGTTCGATTGAATCGAGGCCAGCGCCAGTTGCAGAACCCACGCCGTAGCCTGACTGTTCGCGTTCGTGTTGATCGTCAACTGCGTCAAGGAGTTCGTCTTGATGAAAACGCCGTCACCGGGCAGGCCGCCGTTGGTTCCACCACCACCACTTATGGAATAATTACCAGGAGAATTAGTTTGAACACCTGTTCCATGAATACTAACAGGGCCAGAGATACCATTAACAAGACTAGCATTAGTAGCACTACCACCAAAGCCATTAGCAGTAGCTATAGTGGCAGCACTAACCGGGCCAACTATCTTACCACTACCATCATTAGTAACAGTAATGGTAGCTACTCCACTAGTAATAGGACTGGCCGCCCTCACCAAGAAGGTAGAGGAGAGGAGGACGGCAATACCTAGTGTAAAGGTTTTCATTTAAGGCTATTAGCTAATTCCATTACCAAGAACCCAAGTTACTGAACCATTAGCTCCAGTTGTAGAGACCGGATTCCACAAACCTGTAGAAGCATTGAGGATTTGAAGTTGATTGGTAGTCTGATTGATTCGGAAATTGGCACCAAGAGTAGCAACAGAGAGAGCATTAGCTACAGCCGTGAGCATCTGGGAAAGGGAAACAACCTCAAGATCATTTTGATCAAAGCGGGGAAGCATAGCTTGAGGGCTATAAGCAGAGGGCTGATAAACATTGTTTACTGGCATATTGGTAATAAGGTTTAGGGGGGTGGATTAAAAGAAGTCCGGTTTTTGGATAACCGGAAACCTCAGTCCTAATACTGCTACTGACAAATGCAAATAAGAACAGAAGCAGTATTGTATAGGACTAAAACGGATAGGCGTAATAGATGACCAGAGTTTGATTGGTGCTATTAGCATCAGTAGTAACTGTCAAGCCTCGTGTAGTAACGATACGAAGTGGGGCTTTAGTTTGACGAATGTTGGGTGCAATAGCAAATGACATAATGGTTGGCAACGTATTGGTTGCCGCAGCATTAGTCACAAGCGTAGTGTACTCGCCGGGATATACATTTGTGTACACGGTGCCCATTCCATTAGTCAGTACGCTGGTGATATTGGTCATCACACTGGTACGAGTAATGTAGGAGTTCGTGAACGCATACGTATTGCTATTGCCCGACTGATCGTAGAAGTAGATATTACCAACAGTGCCAGCACCGCTGATAAGATCAATTTCCGAGATGTAGGCATTGGTTGGCAGAATCGTACTGGTCTGACTAGCAGTCAGATTAGTAGTCATTACCAACTGTTGAGCTTGGAGAGACAGGGCACATGCCATTGCCAGTCCAACGATGTATTTGATAGTGTTTTTCATATTATTATTCTGTTTCTTATGTAAGAGTGTTTAGTTGCTCAAGGTTAGTTGCTAAGAATAGGCTTCGTAGCTCCCCTCCAACGCTTGAAGATGATTGGCATAATGCCTCTCTTCTGTTTGCCTACGATACCGAAAGTTCCTTGAGCAATGATCTGCAAGAACTCACCATACTTGTTAGTATCAACAACAGTGTTGCCGTTGCTATCCAAACAAGTGGTAAGCAAATTCTTGGTAATTACTGTTTCAGCATTCCAGAACATATTACCAAATCCTTTGGGCATACCATTGCCAGCAAAGTCTTTGGGTGGAGGGCCAACTTCAATGGTATCATAAGCTCCATCTCCATAGCCAACTAAGAAAGCAACTTCATAAGCTGCTGATGTATAAGCAGGATTAGGAACAGACTCACCATAGTTGAAGGCATTAGGATTCAACTCTCTAACTTCAGGAGTAGGGAAACTACCATCAGTAGAGATACGGATGGGCAAATCCTCAAGTCGGCAAGTAATACGACCAAACAAGGAGCCTTTGAACGTATCAGTAATCATGTCCAAGTTCAAAGCCTTATAGCTAAGGAAGAATGGATCATAGATAAACTGATTGTAGGCTTCACCTGAAGTAATAAGAACATACTTACCAGAGAGAGGACTATTATCTCCTTGAGGTTGTCCAGTACCAAAGAAAGGAGGAATACGAAGATCCGTCTCCATGATATTGAGAGCCAGGTTAAGAGTATTCAAACTCAAATTGCCTGGATTACCAATAAGAGGAAACTGAGCCTGCATCCAATTAGAGTCTTTGGCTCCATTGACTGGACTAGCATTAGCACTAAATGTCACCCTCTGATTCAGACTATCGAATGTATCAGTAGGAATATCAGTTGGAGCAGTAGTAAGTTCTGCCTTACCATCACTCCTATTGGCTATCATCACATAGGGAGCTTGTGCATAAACATTACCACGAATGAATACATTCTGGAACCTGGCGATCTTCTCAACAATATCCATGTTAGTACGATCAACATGATCTTTGAGGAAGTCCCGAAAGGAAGGACAGAAGTTAAGCACCATTGATTCGAAACGGTGACGAAGGACTTGAGCATCAACAGTACGTTCCCTAACGTCCATGATGTCTTTGAGAGGAACAGAACAGACTGCATTAGGAAATGCAAACTGCCTGATATTAGGAGAAGGTTCCTTCGAGACCTGCCTCATGATCGGACCCATATTGGGCTGCCATTTAACCTTGCCACAAAATTCGGGCCAGATAGAGAAGTTCTTGAAGTACTTGAGCTGCATCTTCACCAAATAGAAGGGCAGCGTGTTATAGAGGTTAATATCCTGCTGCGTCCACTGAGAGCAGATCGAAGCATTGATATTAGGTACTGTAGTAGTAGCCATAATTCAAATAGTAATTGAGCTTGTTACGAACACTTAAGAATCAATTCAGTGATTCTCATGCTGTCGTAGCCGCCCAACTACTATTAGTGGCGCTTCTTACAGTGACCAAATCTGTTAGTGTCAATGCATCAGAGAGCAACTTTCATGCCATGAGGTCTACTACTGCTGTTTAGCTTGCTCAAAAGCATCCATAGTTACTTCTCCATTGGTTGTAGTGGTAGCAGGGATACTACCTGTGGTAGCTAGAGGACTTTGTATTTGTGTAGCAGCTGCTTGCTGAGGCCGGCCTTCCAGTTCAGCTACTCTACGTTGAAGGTGTTGTATGAGTGCATAGCTCTTACCAAGCCAGGGAGCAAACACATTATTACGTTGAGATGGTGGTAGTTGCTGTACGATGCCATCTATAACAGGCTTGAAAGCTTGGGCAGTAGGATTACCCTCCTTGAACCAAGGAAAGTAATGATCCTCAGCTTGTCTAATAGCCTGTATATCACTAACTATTCTCACTTGATAATTCTGTCGGAATTGGGCTTCTACTTGCTGAACCTGTGTAGAATACTGATTGGCCTTAATGAGGTTGTTCTGTATCCAAGCTTGGGTATTAGCATCGGCCGGCAATTCCTGTCCTTCAAAGTACTGCCCCCTATCATCCCTAATAAGCTGCTTAGGTTTTCTACCTGCCAACAACTCTCCCAATTGTTTCTGCCAATGAGAAGCTTCTGTAGAATAATTATTAGTTTGCTGCACTATCTGTGCATACTCGGGAGTGAGAGCATAACCAAGAGGATTGATAGCAGCCACAGGATCAGTTGCTGCTGACTTTTGCTGCTGAAGCTGATCCTGCAACAGTTTGGCTTCTTGTCGGGTAGTCTCTACTTGTTGCTTCAATTGTTTAGACTCTCTATATATGGGTGCAAGATACCTAAAAGAGTCATTAGACATATCCCTAAACATCTTTCGCTCTTCTGGTGTAAAGCCCTGCATGTCTCTACCGTTCTCCAATTCTGGGACATGAGAAACAGATGGAGTAGTCGGCTGAGTAGAAGGAGTAGTTGCAGCAGGTACAGGAGCTGGCTGCCCCGGAGATCGAAAAAGTGGACTATCTTCCAGCTTTATGTCTACAGTCAAAGGCTTACCATCCTTATCCACTCCCGATGGTATAGAAGTAGGAGGAGTTACCGAAGCAACAGGAGGAGTGACTGGCACTGTACTAGCCGGAGTGGGAGCTGGTGCAGCAGTACTAGTAGTACTACCAGGTAAAGTTGGAGTTGTTTGACCAGCTTTAGCACTATCTGATAAATCTCTGGTAGATTCAAACTGAGAGAAATCAGGTAGAAAGTCTCCAGCCGGCCCTCCCTCCACTGGTATAGTAGATGGTGCAGGAGTAGTAGCTGGACTAGCTGGAGCCGACAATGAACTCAGCACTACACTAGGTAAAGGTGCAGACTGGGTGAGAGCGGCTGGAGGGGCGGCTGTAACTGGAGGCAGAGGAGCAGGAGTAGTTGTAGTAGCTTCGGGCATATTAAATCTTTCCTTTGTAGAGATGGTTAAGAACTTGTTTGAAAGCTGCGCGATGTGCTAACATAACTCTTAAAGCATCATCAGCTGATGTAGCAGCACTTCTATCGAGACTATCATTTATAGCTTCAATGTGAGTAATAACATCAACTATTAACTCCTTGGTCTGTGGCATTTCTAGCCAGATCTTGTATTGGCCTTCTTTCTCTTGTCGGGCCAACTCTATCTGTTCTGGAGTTAGACCTGGTGTTTGACTCTTATCAGTTTTTAACTGACTCTGTATTGTGTTGTCTATCAGTTCTGTAGTACTCATTGCATCTGTAGTGCTTTCTGTTGTTGAGGTTGACCCCCTTGTTGAGGAGGCTTCTGTTGCTGTTGTGGCTGTTGACCAGCTTGTTTATTATCCTGTGCTTGGGCTTGTTGACTAGGATTAATAACTTGTTGAGCAGCTTGAATGATCTGCTGCAAAGTTTGTTTATCTTGTGGAGATATATTAGGATCAGTCTGCTCTAAGTGTTGTAGCATCTGGGCCATAGTAGCTATCAACTTAGTTTCGTCTTGTTGCTGATCCAATATCTGTATCCATCTGTTGGCTTGATTAGGATAAGCCTGTCTTATGAATTCCTTCATGAATTCCATAGCTATAGGAGTAGCTTGAAGAACAGGCCAATCCCCTCGCATCTGCTGTAGCATCTTCTGCCGTTCGACTACATCAACACTACCAGCCGGCTTTAGCATGTAGTGTTGTTGTATCATCTGAGTATTATTGACATAGCTTGGTACAGATCCACCATCAAGTGTTAGTGTGGGTTGACCAGGAACTTGAAGTAGGTTGATGAGACCTTGTAGAGCTTGAGACTGAATGATTAACCATTTGAAGTTGCCTTCAAGAGTTAAGAATATAGACAATAAGCTAACTTGAACAGTTGAGAGCTGCTGTTGGGTTTGCTCGGACGATGTAATCTCTTTGGCCGTCTTCCTGCTATCAACCCTATCATTAGCTGCATAAGAGATCTGACCAGCATCCTCTGAGTTCTTTGTTCCAAAGTATTCGAGGGCTTGGATACATTGAGGATCAGGTTGGGGGGTAGTAAAGAATTTGATCTCCCTATCATAGAGAGCGCCATTATTAAGTGGAGTGTTTAACTGCTTAGGCTCGGCCGTAGATGAGGGATCTCCAGCTACAGAGCCATAAACATTGGAGGCACGAGTAAGAGTATTACAGAATCCCGTAGCTATAGAGGTTTGAGCTTCCTGCATATACTTATCCAAGAAACCTCGACCTATTGCCATTATGATGGGCTGCTCTTCAGTGATGAGATAGATGTTAAGGAAAATGGGATAATCTACTATATCTATGTCTTGCCACTCCATAGTAGGAACCTGTGTCATCTGTATAGAAGGGGGAGTAACAATGGTTTTACCAGGTATCGTGGGGTGAGGGCTAATCTGTGCTGGTACTTGTTGTGGCACTTGTTTCATTACTTGAACCTGCTTCTTGATTCCCAGCTTGAGCTTCTCTGGCATCTTGAGCCAATTATCACAGAACTCTAGAGAGCACCAAGCAACATAGACTACTTTCTGCCACTTGAAGAAGACTTTATAGAGTATGAAGTTCTGATCGGCTCTATCAACTCCCTTAATAGTATCAAGAGCTATCTGAACTTGATGAGGATCAAAGCCAAAGTCTTTAATCCAAGATCTCAATTGCATTGCCGAAATTGAGTATCTACGCATTAGGATCTCACAAGAGTTAAGGTCGAGGGCGTCTACTGAGAAGAATAGGTTCTCATGTCCTATATGTTCTGAATCTACATGTAAGGGTTTAGATGGATCAAACACTACCTCTGTAGCATCCCATCCATGCAGTTGAGCACCATCAAATACTTTGAAATAGGGTCTCTCCCATCCTGGATACCTGAGACCGGCTGTAACATCCTTCTCCAAATTCTGTATAGTCTGACTATCTACAGCTGGATTAGCCAGAGGATCAAAAATGTATTGACGGGCTGGAGACACTAGATAATTAACATATGCAGGATTCTCTCTCCTTATGTTGGTATCAATGACTCTCATTGGCACTATAGTCTCATCGGGCTTTAGCCGTCCTGACTCCCTTAGTCCACGAGGAGACAGATCTACTTTCCTATAGAGTCTCCTTTCTATAGTAGCATTGACTTCTGCGTTCCAGAAACCCTTGAGCTTCATCAATCTAATCTTGGCTTGATCCCATACAAAGAGTCCTTTCCTGACTTCTTCCTGCTCATCCTGTTGCCTTTTAGCCTCTCCCTCTAAAGGTGCTGTCAACTCGACCGGCGGGGTTTGGGGTTGCATGGACTGGCTATCTGCCTGCATTTGTTGAGCAGGAGTAGCTACTTGTTCTGGATAATCATTAAAAGATGTTTGTGAAGCCATAAGATTATTACATTGTATGTTCTGGATTGTGATGCTTGAGATCAAAGTCTATTCTACCTTCTTCTGCTGCCCTCTTACCCTCCTCTAAGAATGTGCTACTGCCGCCCACTACTAAGGGCATCTCAGACATAGTCTTAACGGACTTGGTGCCATCCTGATGATAGGTGATGCGTAGAGTACCCCTAGTCTTATTGAAGGTAGAATAGGGCAAGGACTTGATGTAGGGAGCTTGATTCATATTCAGTTCCTCTGACTATCTAGGGCAGACATTAGAGAGCCATAGATTAGCTTGTTGGTGTTCACTGACGGCCCAGATGGTATAGCATGGGGATCTAAGTTCTTATTGTACATGAGGGCCATCTGTTCGGGATCATCTTCCAATACTAGTTCGGGATGTTGTTGCTTTAAGATATCTCTTATGTTAGCAAAGTGTTTGAGAGCCATCTCTTCTTGAACATCGAACCTTTTGCTGTCCATATCTTTCACTAGTTGTTCTAGGGATACTACTTTCTCTTTGTTGGAAGTATCATCTAGGACTTTCTTATCAGCATTGAGTAGTTGATCTACTCTGTAGTCTGAGAGGGCTAGTATGTCAGCATCTGCTCTATCAGGACTAGGAAAGCCTTCTGCTTTAGCTTCTTTCTTAGACTGTAAGAAGATCCTATTGTTTCCGCCCTCCGTCTGTTTGTAGTGTCTAGCTACTAACTGATCCTTTGTTTTTGGATCCATCTTACCATCTAAAGCATCTTCTCCCCACAACAGTAAGCACTCTTCTACCAATCTTTTGACATTATACCACATCTCAGCTCCCTTATTGCCATAAGCTCTCTTATCAAAAGCTGGTGTTTGATTCATTATACGACGAATGTTCCAGCCCATCTTCCTTAGATTGTCTATAATACCCCTACCTACTCCACCATCATCTGCCTTAATATGGGTTGAATCTTTATCTATCCCCTGAGCTTTCAACTCTCTGGATATGAGGTCGGCCGTAACTGTAGTATCCTTTTCTATGAAAGCATACCTATAAACTCTCTTGTTGCCCTGCCAAATGGATATAACACATTCATCTCCCCCCGCTGCTAGATCTATTCCTACTTCTTTGGGCCACTTCTCACCTATGCGTATCTTACAGAGTTCTAAACATTTAGTTAGAGCATCTTCTGTTATGACTACCTGCCCTCCTATCGATGTAAAGAGGGCTTCATGCTTCGACCTGTAGTATGCCGAATTGATCCCATACTTCTCTGCATCGACTGCCCTATCCTCTTCTGATAGATGTGGACAATCTTTGGATGTGACCCTAAAGATGTTGGGCCAGTGATTAAAAGCCCAATAAAAATCTCCTTTAGGTTCTCCGGGACTAGAGACCATGAGATAGTGGGTGTAACCAGTACACCTCCCAAGCGCACTGAAAATATCGTCTTTGACACTTTTACATTCATTGGCTATTAGGACTAGTTTGGCTCCTGGCTCTATAGGATGATAACCTTCTGCCCGGCCGGCCTCATCAGTAGCAAAAAGTATAATCTCTGAACCTGTTAGTAGACACTTGATATTCCTCTGATTGATCTTAAAGATCTTATTGTTCCAGAACTTATTTATCTTTTCGCAGAGGTTTCTGATGTATCTTTCTGTTTGAGTTGTAAGTTGAGGTCCAGAAGAAGAAGTAATAACAACAGTACATTTGATGTTGCTGACAGCCATAAATACGGCGAAGGGAGCCACAATGAAGGAGTCTTTACCACTACCATTAGCGGCACACAAAACGAACTTAAGGGGATGCTTATCACTAGCAGGTAAGCAACAAATAGCTTTATTAACTTTGATTTGCCAGTTGTGAAATCGGACTGTTCCTTCTGAGAGTTGTTTATCATAAAAAGCTAACATGTCTGCACTATCTTTATGGATAGTAAGAGCCTGTAACTCACTGTCCTTTAAGCCCACTTCTTCATCGGCTATGAAGGGGAGGTCGGCTAAGCCTTGTCCGCCTACTGCATCTGGAGTTTTTGAGAGCATTACTTAATTCCTTCCCATCGGAGCAGTAGATAGTAGTGGTTCAAAGCTTAGGGCGCGGGACTTAGTACAATATAACCACGTTATTAGCTGTGATGAACCTTTCTCCAGAGAAGGAAAGAAACTACTATCTACTGCCCTTCTTCCATTAGCTACCCACCTCGGCATCTACCAAATTATTTCTTAGGAGCACGATGTTCAGGAGTTACAACATCATCAATATGGAGACACTCTGCAAGGTTCAGGTATGGGTCTAATGTTCGATTGATAACTGCTAACCTACCGTTACAACAGTCATTGCCTGCTATAACATTATAAAGGATACCAATTTGTGGGATTGGATTTGCCGAAAAGTCCGGGATTAAAATTACCACATCTCCATTATGAGCTTCTCTACCATTTTTATAGTGCATAATTATACCTCTATCATTTCTTTTTGGGTTTGGGGTTGTGAGGGCTGCCCAGTCTCCAACTGAGTAGCTCTCCTAGCTTTATCGAGTTGTTGCTGAACTAGAACAATATTGAAATTAGTTCGACCAATCTGTGTTAGTCTCTTAGACTTTCTTTCTTCCTGATTCAGACGAACGACGGCTTTAGCACATGAAGCCTGCACCAATTCTAGCTCTGCACCTTTGGCTAGACGCACTAGGACTTCTCTGCAAGCCTTCTCATCCTCTTCTGGAAATAGAGGATATTCTTCTTGGCCGCCCTCCCCTCCTTGTATGTGCTGTAGAGAGGTTCCATTAGCTTGCTTACGAGCTTCGGCCGAAAACTGAGAGCTATTCTGCATTAGAGACATTCTAATGGCTTCTGTGGCCCAGCCGGTCTCCTTAGAGATGCTATCAGGAGACATCCCTAGAGTCTCATACATTTCTAAGATTGTGCGGTCGGCGGCGAGCATGTCTTAGTTATGTTAGGGGTTGTATAGAAAGCAATTTGACTGGCAGGAGATTGTATGTGTAAGTTTATTGTTTCTCTACTAAACTCCTGTTGTATTTTTTGCATTTGTTCAGATAGTAGTATTGTATGTTGAGTCTCAATTACTTCTATAAGTTCTTCTTGCATACCCTCCCTGAAAGCAACTCTCATGCCACCCTCCCTGTATGTGCTATTCCTCCCTCCTTCTTCTACTTCTTCCTGCCTCCTACAGCTAATCTTTAGTATTTGTGCTTTGGAAATCGAATTAAGGAAATTTGTGTGAGAGTGTCAGTTGTGAAAGCACCGCATGACTCTGGGTCCCTACCTGTCAATACTAGCTATTCTTAGGTGTCAAGTATAGCTTATAGTTGATTAGATAGGAGTCAAGTATATGGTGGAAGTGTCAAGCATACAACCGGCTGTGTCAACTACATACAGCTAGTGTCAAGCATACACATTCTAGTATTGACAGACGGGCTGTATGCTTTACAGTAAGGAGTCAACTATACAGTAAGGAGTCAAGCACACAGTCTGTCAATACTAGTTCGCTCCTTACAAGAATTTGCTTGACTACTCTAGTCAATACTAGGTCGTTGATACCCTGCCATATACTTGACAGAGCCTGAAACACCCCTTAGTTTCTCGGAGGGTGGTAGTGATACCTTGTGATACCTTGTAATATAATGTATTATAGTATATGAGTCTCTTCTCTCTATAGACAGCTAATTTACCATACCCCCCCCAGTAACACCCAAGGTATCACGGAGGTAGTTTTATAGTATTGACGGGGCTAGATAGGAGTCAAGCCTAGAAAGTAAGATAGTATTGACTAGGCTAGTCAATACTAGAAGGCCAGAAAGCTAGTCAATACTAGCAAAAAAAGTCATAAGTCATTGACTATCAACGGGTTACGCACAAATGAGACACTTCCCTTAGTTCCTTAGGTCTCGTCCCTTTCCATATACATAAACCCTTGTCACTACAACATTTCCCCGCCGTCCCATAGTTGCGACTCTACGCTTGACATTGGCGGTAGTGTATACTTGACTAGTCATAAGTCATTGCCTAGCAAGGAGTTACGCTTCTCATAAATGAGTGGCACAAGGGTTGCTCTATATGTGGCAGTTCTTTCACACAACCGGGAGCGCGGGCAAGGGTGGTCAGAGCTAGGCTAGACGTTCTACACGCTAGACCTCAGTGAGACGGTAAATAGGCTACCAAAGACCTATCAAGTCAGCGAGTATATGGGACTACGCGAATAGACGCGACAAGACGGCTCTAATGGGGTGGCTTGCAATACAAAACAAAAAGGCAAGTCAATGAATCAAATCAATCCCAAATCAGTTATGTCCCGGCTTACTCTCGAACACCATGATGCTGGTAGTCATTATGATTACATCACCAAAGCTTATGAGGATCTGCCGGAACATTTCAAAGGTAGTGCAGTATTCGTGGTGAGCGGCCAGTCGTCAGAGAGCACTGTTGAAGTGCGGCTCTCACCTGAAATCAGTGTCAAAATCGTTGCCCTAATTGCAGATGAGATGGCGAAAGCCTGTCAGGCTGCAGTGGAGCAAAACAGGAACTTGATGCTCCAAAGCATCATGGCTTGCACAAAGCCACAACTCAACGCCCCTTCCTCCACACCACAATCCTAGTTAATCCCATTGTAAGCCATTCCATTAGAGCCGTCTTAAAACAAACTTGTGGCTAACTTTGCTGGTGCTATTCTATAGCCACAAGTGGACAAGCAAGAATTCAATCCTTGCCGATATATACTAGTTAAACTAGTCCCTGTTAGTCCACTTGTAACCTATAGAATAACATATGCAAAAAGTTAGCACCAAAGAACTGGCAGCTTCAGGAGTGTTGGCACAAAACATTGACAGCAATGCAAGCGGTGCCCGTGAGATTAACCTCATGGACATTGTGAAGCATTGCACCAGCGTCAGTGTCAAAGGCAGTGAATCAAACCTGCGTTTACGGACTAACCTTAACAGGAGCAAAGTCCGTATAGCTTGCTTCTCTGAATGGAAGTCCAGGGCAGGTGTTGAGCAGGTGGCACGTGTCCCAGCCGAAATTGCGGATGCAATTGAAGCTATGTTGAATGAACTTCAGCAAGCTCTCATAACCTCACAGTTCCGTGGAGACAACATCCTAAGCTACAGCCGCCGCCCAGTTCACAAAGCCAAGACCAATAGCTTTGCAATGCGACACAATCTTGTGTCAGAAGATGCAATGCTCTTACAAGACCAACTTATGGTTTGCAAATGGTCTTTAGGCGATGTTGAGCATCGGCTGGCTGCGGACAGGCTCAAGTTCTCTGAGGACAACATTCGTATTGTCAACCTCAAGAAGAACATTGCCGCTCTCACCACCACGAAGCTATACTTGGAAGCTTGTATCTCTAATCTGAGCAAGCAAACTCCAATGCCTTCAACCCCAGTAAGCTAGTCTCCCTACTGACATAGAATAGCACTAGCAAAGTTAGTCACAAGTTTAAGAAAGCTGGATTGAATGGAGTAGAGTGAAAGCATAAATAAACAGGTTAAATGTGACTCCTTTGTTCGTTCAATCATAACAGAGTAGAAGGTTTGAACGCGGGAAGCATTGTCTAGCAATAGATATGTGTGTAAGCTACCTTCAAATGAGATTATGCTCTTGCATTACGACATAATACTAGCACTGCCTCTCCTCTATTCCATTCAATCCAGCAAAACAAGGAACAATCTAGCTGCCCGCTGCGGGCGGCAGAACCTTGTCTCTTGGTAAAGTGTCCTGAGTTGTCTCTTGGTAAAGTCTCTTGGTAAAGTGTCCTGAGTAAAGTCCTAAAGCAATTGGGTGTTAAATGGAGTGCATGGTTTAATGCAATAAAAGACTAGCAGTTTATCCCTTTTCTGCTAGTCAGAATAGGCAATTAGCATTGAATAATCTAATTATCATGCATTCCATTTAGCATAATGCCAATGCTATAGACATAATTGCTTGCTCACATCTTTCTACAAGATTGTTGGGTGTTCCGTATGGTAGTCGGACTCAAGCTCATTAGGTAGCAGATAATCAGCATAGAAGTGCTCTCATTTGCATCGAGAGTAAAGATGCCAGCAAATGCTTCATTAAATACTTTGGCACACTTCTTGCTTGTATGGCTTGTAAGCCGCGTCTGCTCTAATACCTATGTTAGCTCTAATCCCTAAATGAATCATGTCATGGTGGGACTAATGGAGTAGAGTAGTGTTGTAATATCGGGACTACAGAGATCAACGCCTGTGGCCGAAAATAGCATACAGCCTAATAAGCACATGCTGCTACTCTATTCCATTAGTCCCATTATATGCGAGGGTAGTAGAGTAGGGTAACCTCTAGGATAAAGGCAGCATGATCCTGCCTATAATTAAATAAGCAATCGGCCCAGAAAGAAGATCACTGCAAATACGAGTATGCTTCTGTGTATGGGCCGACCCTTTTGGAAGTGTGAATTAAATAGAACTTTCAACCGCAAATCAAATAACAATGACTAACCTCATCCTCGCTACAATCACTGCTTATGTAGCAACAGGTCATCTTAATGCAGCTGGGCATAAGCCTATCCCTGGAATTTCTATTGCCGTCCCTCGCTCTGTTCCCTTGGGTAGTCAAGTAACAATCAACGGCCACACCTATATAGCAGATGATAGAACTGCACGTAAATATGATGGCCGCTTTGACATTTTTATGGATAGTCGAAAGGCGGCTATTCAGTGGGGTAAACAAACAAACATAGTAACAATAAGAACAAAATGAAAAAAATCAAATCGAGAAGAATTGGAAAACATTCTTAAGGTTAAGAATGGACCAGAAATCTATGCTCTTTTAATGGGAGCTGTTAATTTATTGATGGATGAATATGGTCTTTCACCACAAGAAACGGTTCAGTTCATCATAGAACAAAACTAAACAAACAAACAACAGAAAGTAGTAATCCTATGCCACCTACAATCACCGATAGAGCACAAAATGCTCCAGGCTACCTGCGCACTCGCACTAATGTATCTCGTCAACTTAGGACTCAAAATTTGGGCCCTATGACTCAACAAGAGTTCCAAGAGATGTTAGCTCACATTTGCCATCACACTACCCGAGCCATAAGAACTGTAGAGTTTGGTCCTGGCAACAAAGCCACCATATACTTTTTCGGCAATAGCCAAGACAACATGGCTCGCTATTCTTTCACTCCCACATACAAACCAGTTAAAGCAATCTCACCCTCAATGCCCACTTTATGTGTATAGGCAGTCCAAATTAAATTGGACATAAGTCAAACCTATAAAAGAAAGAATTAAATTATGATTGGATACAAACTAACAGATCAAAACATGCGAACTCGCAACAACGTTCAATGGAAACTTGGAATTGAACGAACAGTTAGAGGTTCATTTAAAAAACAGCAACTTTGCACACCTTATTGGTTACATTTTTATGTTGAACCACGATTAGCTATAATAATGAATCCTATAGGAGCAAATTTTAAGTCACCTCGTTTGTTTAAGTGTAATGTAGGTGGTAAAATTCAACACGAGAACAAAGGAAGACTAAAATCTGGTTGCACCAAACTAACTTTAATTGAAGAATTAACTTTACCAGTTATTTCAAATAACCAGAAGGTTGCTTTTGGTATTTTAAGCAGCCTAAAAGTGTGTAGGGATCCTGATTTTGTTTTTTGGGCAAATAATTGGATAAATAACATAGATCGAAGTTATACTACTAATGCTGCTGCTTATACTGCTGCTTCTCATGCTACTTATGCTGATGCTGCTGCTACTGCTTCTGCTTATGCTGCTGCTGCTTATGCTGCTTATGATGCTCATGCTGCTCATGCTGATGCTGCTGATGCTGCTCATGCTGCTCATGCTGCTGCTGCTTTTTATGCTACTTATGCTACTACCACTGGTAGCTCTTTTAACCACAAAGATATATTAATCCTGTTAGACCAAGCATTAAAAATAACATAATACTATGAGCTTCCTCCTAGATTTCCATAAAGTCATTTGGGCTAAACTCTACTATAAGAATCAAGAAGGTTCTAAAACACCACACCTTTCTTCTTCTCCAACAGTCCACGGAGAGTTTATTGTAAATCCTGATGAAGATGCTCTTCCACGTGATTTAGCCTACCCTGGTGAGACTCGGCTAGAAAGAGCTAGGCGTTTAGATCTCTTAGATGTATGGATTCCCCGATGTGAAATGCTCATCTATTGCCGGGAATTAATAGTCTGGGAAAGGCAAAGAGCCCTAGATATGTATAAGGCTTATTGTATTTTCCTGATGTCCAACAACAAAAACAAAAGAAAGACTACAAAAAATGAAAAGAAGAGCAAAAGTACCTGAAGGTTATAGAAGGTTGAGAGTTGGAGAAATAATACGGGAAGGTGATTATAGTTGGGATAAAAGTGCACCAACAGTTATAATTGGTCATATAGCACTTTATGGCCTTAGTGGACTTAAGGTTGAAAAAGAAGATAGTAACTTCTATTATAGACTCAAACAAACAAACAAACAAATAGGGCTTACAGCATAAGTAGATTGGGTGGCATAGAACTTGCTTATGTCCTATTGTTCTGTCTGACAAATGCAAATACTCCACGAATCCGTCTTTAATTTCTATCTATAGCTCAAGAGTTGTCGCTATAGATAGGAAGGGTTAGCTAACCCTCACAAACCCACTGAACAACTCATCACTCGGTTACATAAATAAAAGTATGCCAACAGACAAATTGGTAGTTCAAACTTCTGCTCAGTCTAATCCTGATATGCAGAAGCTCATCACAGATGCAGTCGCAATCACGATCAATGTCAAAGAAGGAAAAGACGTCAAAACTCTTAGTCCTATTACTGCCGTTGTTCGCAATGGTGTTGCCTTGCCCCTCTTCTATACTGATATGGAACGGGCTAAGGGCGATAAAGCTGGAGTTGCTTATCTGGCTCCTCATCCCCAATGGATCAAAGACAATACGCCTACCTTCCTGACATGGTTGGGCGATGTTATTATTCGTAGGTGGTGTGGCAGCAAGATCAAGAACGTCCTTCAGGGTCTTAATGAAGAGGCTTGTGCTGATCTGGTTGTGGATGGAGTTGTTCAACTCTATCCCAATAAGAACCCGAAGATCAAAGAGCCGAAGCCTGATTATCAACAGTTTGACATTCAAGAGTATGTTGATCTGGTGGAAGAGTTGTCTCCACGTTCAGAGACTGTTGCAGAGATCAACGAACAGTTGAAGTCATTGGCCAATGAATTGGCTGACTTGAACGATGAAGACTTTAAGACTATTGAAGAGTTCCGTGCTGCCAAGCTCGTTCTCAAGAACCAGATCAAGTCCTATATTCTGGCCCTTGATAAGAAGAAACGGCATAAGGCTGAAACTCTTACTGAAGGTGAAGAGGATACTACTCCTGCCACTCAGAAAGCTATCTAATATACCCTGGTCAATTAAACAACTTAGGTCGGCTCTACCTGTCTTTCGCCCTCACCGGTCACAGAAGGTATTGCCGGCCTAAGCTTTTAGACGATCTAGGCTCTAATTATGAATATACCTCTAAAGCTCTTTCTACATCTAGCTGTCAACAATTTTGAAGGCTGGATAGTCCTAGATAGCCAAGCACTCATAGTAGAGTGTCAAAAAGATGATCCTCAAGAACTCCTACATCACATAGAAACTATTACTGATGCAACCAAGCTTAGCAAGTTAAATCTTAAGGCCGGCTGGAGACTCTGGCGCAAATGGGACTGGGATCTATACCAGCATCAAGTCCAGATAAAGTATAAGAATTGGTCAGCTAGGAAAGCAGTATGGGACAGGTATGACAGGAATATGAAGAAACTCTCCTTAGCTATAGTTAAGATGACTGGAATAGATATGGATACAGCTAAACTTATGGCCGACAAGATCATAACAACCAGACCACACAAAGCTGCTAACTTTGACTGTGAACTAGAAAGCTAACAAAGTATGAAAGAACTAGACCAAAACATGGCGATTGTGGAATTTTGTGGGTGGAAATGCCATATACCAGAAGGTGATGCAGAAGATTATGGTGATTGTGTACACTGGAAGTTGGGTCAAAACATAGTATATGTTTTGTCAGATTTACCATCCTACACTACTGACCTCAACGCGATGCACGAGGCAGAGAAGTTGCTGACCAAACAGCAGATTGCCTCGTATCAATTCAGTCTGCGTTACGTCACTAAAGAGGGGATGGCTAGTGACTGGAACCTGATAAACGCCACCGCCGCTCAACGCGCCGAAGCTCTCTTGCGAACAATCAAAAAATGGAAGGACTAATATGGCTACCAAGATCATCAAGCTCTCTCAGCTTTCTCCCCATGAGCAAGACAAGGAAAGACTTCTATACCTAAGGAATAGAATCAACTCTGGATTCAATTTCGGACGGCTAAAAACTCTCTTAGATTTCCTCTATGAACTAGGTCATAGTAAAGGCGAATTGCAATATGCTTATGGAGTTGACCTAAAGACTCTACAATCCACGCCCCTAACCAAAGACTTGCTCAAGAGTCTGCTAGATACAGAGTCTTGGCAAGTTGAATCAACAGAAAGAGCTAGACAGTATGACCAAATGCACACTACCATGGTGGCAAAATTACCTGATATACCAGAGGTTACATCAGAAGCAAAAGAATCAAATGGTAATCCTTCTGTGGAAAAGAATATTCTACCCTCCTCTTGGACTCAAGCTTCCCAACACCCAAAGCAGAAAGCCAAACTGTGGAAGAAGCAAGAACTAGCTGCTGCCCAAATCTATGAGAAGATAGTCTCTGGTGGTCAAGGCATCCTATTGAATGCAGCTACAGGTGCTGGCAAGACCTTTGTTCTAGGTGCTGTTATACGTAGGCTAATAGACAATCATTGGAAACCTCTAGAAGATTGTTGCTCTCCTTGGCCTATAGTATATGTCACTAAAGCTTCTATTGTAGAGCAGTCTCGTCGTGTCCTAGAAAGATTCTTTGGCATAGATTGTAGAACAGAAGTTACAGTTATTAACATAGAGCAATTGCGTGCTACTTTCGGAGATAGATTTATAAAGTGGGAGACTCTTATAGAGAATGGTGAAGAGTTCATAAGACCTATCTGGAAACCTAATATACATCCCATACTCTTTATCTGGGATGAGTGTCACATCTTAAAGAATCTGGATAGTCAGCAATCGCTGATAGCTCAGGATGTTAATAACATACAAGATAGGTATGATGAAAAAGTCTTCCAGATTTTCTCTTCAGCAACTGCTGGCACACGTGTTATTGAATTTAAGTGTTTTGCTGTATCTACTCATGCTAGCATTGCTGACCGTCATTCTGTTACTGGCCGAGCTGCTCTTACCAACAGAAACTGGACAGCATTTGCCAAGAACATAGCCCATCCTCAAGATCCAGAAGAGCATTCCCCGGCTGCCATAGAGAAGCTCATTACCCACCTACTAGACTATATAGTAGATATTAAAGGCTTGCGACCTCAATTCCATCCTACTAATAGGGTAGAGATGATAGAGTTTGAGACTCCCGAAGAACAGAAGCGTTATCAAGATGCTTGGGAAGACTACCAAAAGAAGAAGTTAGAGTTTGAGAACTCTGATCTACTTACTGAGGGCCAATCTAGGATGATGATTCTAGCCCAGTTTACTATCTTTAGAAAGATGGCCGAAGCTATTAGGGCTAGGACTATAGCCCGCAGACTACATCATATGGTTCAAGAAGGTAGTGCCTCAGTAGCAGCCTGCTGCTTCAAGGGGACTATAGCTAATGCTGTTCAAATCCTAGTAGATGACTATAATGTTCCTAGAAATAAGATCTCTATCATCTGGGGTGGACTAGGTAATGAAGCTAAGAAGGTAAAGAAGGAGGTAGTAGAGAAGATAAAGAAGCAGCAAGGCATGACAGAAGAAGAACGAGAGACCTTCATACGAGGAATGATCTTGGCCGGCTGTGACATGAAAGAGATTGAGGAGATGATAGAGCTACAAGATGAGCTGGCTGGAGATAAGCCAGAGGTAGATAAGAAAGCAGGTGTGAGGGCGTCAGATCATGGCTTATCCAAGCAACAGATAGATAGATATGGATTAGGTGCTCAGAGCAAGATACAGAGGCAGGGGGAGATAGATAGATTCCAGTCGGGCCAGAGCTTATACTGCTTTTTTACGTTTAAGGCTGGTGGTGTAGGTTTAAGTCTACATCATTCTGATGAACTCACCACATTCAAATGCAGAAAACATCCTAATGGAGATTGGTCAAATGAAAATGATATATCAAAGGTGCCTACTTGTCCTCGCTTTGTTCTTCTTACGCCTGTCTATTCAGCTATTGAACTTGTGCAGGGATTGGGAAGGTGTGCCAGACTTACCTCATTATCTGATACTCCGCAGACAGTATTATTCTACAGGGGGACGATTGAAGAGCGTGTGGCTCATACTGTATCTATCAAACTTAAGTGCCTCAAGAAAGTTGTAAGGCAGCGAGAGTCTTGGGAATCAGTGATACTTAATCCTGATAAGCTCACTGAAGAGGTAGAGGAAATACCTCAAGATCAAGTAGTCAAACCCATACAACAAGAACAACAAGATCCCGATGACGATGTCTTCTTAGGCGGGTCATCGGATGTAGAAGAAGAGGACTAATATAATATGAATCTCCGTCCACCAATGTTAGCACCTCACGAGTCTGTAGACTTAGAGAGTTTCAAAGACTATCCCGTCTATGTCTCTCCTAAGTATGATGGCATCAGATGTTTGATAGGAGAGGGCGGCTGGGCCTATAGCCGAACTCTTAAACCTATACCTAATCTTCATATAAGACAGACTTTAAGAGCACTCCAACTACCATTTGGTTTGGATGGTGAACTAGTATCCTACACTACAGGCAAGATGGATAAGTATAGTGAAGTTCAGTCAGCTGTCATGTCTAAGTATGGAACTCCTGCTTTCTTATATCATACTTTTGATATACAAACCTCCAATCCGAGTGACTGCTTCCTAGATAGGATGGCTCTTATAGAATCCATTTGTTTTAAGGCCGGCCTACCTCTTATAACCAACAGATGTTGTTCTTCACGAGCAGAAGTGGAAAATGCCGAACTAAGATTCTTGTATATAGGCTTTGAAGGTGTGATGCTTAAGTTACCTCATGGTTATTACAAGCATGGCCGATGCACCCTACTAGAGTCTACTATGTTCAAGCTCAAGAGATTCACAGACTCAGAAGCCTTAGTCTTAGGTATGGAGGAAGAGCTAGAAAATCAGAATCCCCTGGATATGGACTTTGCTGGTCATGCTAAAAGAGGACACTCACAAGAAGGGATGGTTCCTAAAGGTAGAATGGGTAAGTTGCACTGCCGAGATATACATGATGCTGCTCTTGAAGAGTTTGATATAGGAACAGGATTCACTCATGCAGATAGAGATTGGTGGTGGCAACACAGGATGGATAAGGAAGTAATAGGTAAAGTGATGGTCAAGTATAAGTATCAAAAACACGGAACAGACAAGAGACCTAGAACACCAGTCTGTCTAGGTATAAGGAATCCACAAGACATATGAGTTATAAACCCAAAACACACTTAAGCTATCAAGCAGCCCAGAAAGCTTGGAGTAGGAGACTTTGTTTATATGAAGATGCAGTAGAAGCACTCTCTTGGAGAGGATCAAGACGGCCAGATGAACAAGATAGCATTATCAATCGTTACAAACTTCTTCGTCGTCATCTCAAGAAAGCTCTTACCGAGCTCTTGAAGTATCGCTATGGTTATGTTCCTCATAAGCCGTGGCACGGAAAAACAAACAGTGGTAGTTAAATCTCAATATAACATATGAGTTCATATATACAAGCACCATCAGCAGGAGGCCAATCACCTGGTAGTGATATATCAAAGCAGAAATGGGTAGAAGCTATTCAAGATCTCCTAGATGTAGGAGCAACAGACCAAGCTAAGAGGATTGATAAAGAGCACAACGTGGGCTTCTTCTCTAAAACTACAAAAGCTCTAAGATATTTAGACAAGTTCATTACTTGTAATCTCCAGATGCTCAAGCTTAAAGAACAAGTCTTAAGACTAGCTGATCCTACAATTACCGATCCTGTTCTTATTCTAGGAGAAACTGGCACAGGTAAAGAGTTACTGGCTCATGCTCTTCATGCTGACAAAATAGGTAACTTTGTAGAGATCAATTGTGCTGGACTGCCCGAGCATCTAATAGAATCAGAACTCTTTGGTTATGTAGATGGTGCTTATACAGGAGCTAAGAAAGGAGGTCAAGCCGGACTCATAGAGTTAGCTGGACAGGATAGCAAAGGCAACCAAGCTAGAGGTTCCCTGTTCTTAGATGAGATAGGTGAACTTCCCTTACAGGTTCAAGCCAAACTATTAAGAGTCTTGAATGATGGCAGAGTACGGAAGGTCGGCGGAAGCACATATGAATGGGTAGACTTCCGTCTTATATGTGCCACACACCAGAGTATAGATGCACCAGACTATAAGCATTTCCGCAGAGATTTGTATCATCGTATCTCTCTTATAGAGCTTAGAACTCTTCCTCTCATACAGAGAAAAGAAGACATCAAGCCTATCATAGAGAGTTTGCAGATAGGTGCCCATGATAAGCTGTTCGATAGATACATAAAAGATAATACTTTGGGTGGCAATGTCAGGGACTTGCAGAAACTAGTTAGAAGATTACAATTAGAACTATTATGAAACTTCTCACCATCCAAGATATAGCAACCTCTGTTCCTTTGTCCTACTCCTATGTAGTCCTACTTAATGATCTGGCCCGACAGTTCGTTATAGCCGAATACATGATGGGAGTACAACTGGGAACTCTAGCTCCCAATAAAGCTATCAACCTAGAGCAGCTCCAAGCCGAAGCTATGGAGATAGATGATAGAATAAAGAAGTGTCCTTACTTAAGGGATGCTCTTAAATCTATGTTAGGTCAGTCTACATTTGATCTAAGGATAGTTGAACCACCACCAACAGAAGAGAGTAAGAACTAAATGAAACTAAAAATAACAATTGAAGGTACACCTGGAACAGGTAAAATATTATTAGCACAAAGGATTCGTGACATGATTATTAAATCTCCATTTGAGATTAGATCTGTAGCTATTATAGACAGATCTTTTATAGGTACCAATTATTGTGCAGTAAAGAAAGACGCAATGGTATGTGACTGTGTAATAAAAGTAGTAACCAAGCAACCCAAATTGTAATAGAGTAAGCCCTTGGCACACTTTATGCTTACATCTTCTCTGTTCATTTGATGTATTGCGTAGTATCAAAGATCTAGTAATATGTCTCCACGTCTAATAAAGAAAGTATAAGTTACCTATGCCCTCATTATCACAAGATATAAATTCTGCTGGTAGTGCTCCTACTGGAAGTCCACCTAGTCCACCATCCAACAATCCAACACCTGGACAAGCTGGAGTAATTCAGACTAATCAGCAGCCTGTTCCTGCTCAAGGTGGTGGTCTCCGGCCTCAGCCTTCTCAAGTTCAAGCCAATCAAGGAATAGAACCTAGAGGCTTGGCTCAACCTCATCAAACTCCTCAAGCTATTGCCGACCCTCAACATCCCCAAACTCCATCTCAAGCTCCTAGTGGGCCAGTTGATTGGGCTAAAGCTACAGCCCAGCTTGAGAAAGTTATAGCTTTCTATGAAGGTTATGCTGGTAAAGTGGGCTGCAATCCCTACTTCTATCTCCATGAAAAGGTTCGTCCTCTTGAGAATAGTTTGCTGGAGAAAGAAAGGCTGTTCACATATCCTAATGGTGTGTCAAAAGCTCAGTGGGAGTTCCAACTTTATACTGCTATCATGGCTCTGGAATGTAAGGAGTCTTATGCTATGCATGATCCTCAAGCTCATGCTCAAGAACAAGAGAGACAGAAGGGTGTTCTGGCAGCTAAGCAGCAGGGAAGGAAAGAGATCTTATTCAATTAGTAACAACAGTGCGTACGAAAGCCAGACGCGGATACTAGGCTATGCGTCTGGCATCATATCAAAAATAAGATAGTCTGTAGCCAGCAAGTAAGTTGTGTAGAGATGCACCAGTCGTACCATGAATGTAGGCTATCAAGTCCTCGGCATTTGATCGGGACTATGCTGATAGTAGTGGATGTTCAAGGAGACCTACAACCTCTGCTTGCTGGTAACGCTTTTTGAATGGCAGTTAGTAGTCGAAGAGGTTACTATGTTTCTTAGTCAGGAACACGACAGCTTGACTAGCTGTAAGACTGCCTACCCTTTGTCTCTGCTTGGTAGCACAGAGCCTAAACCAGAACTACCGTTGGTTCTTTTGCAAAAGTTCTCCAACTAAAAAAAAGAACTGAGCTATTTATTATGTCAGAAACAAATGCAAATCCTCCTGAAGATTCTTCTACTGATGGTGACTCCCAAAGCAAAGAGACAACAGCACAGTTGTCTGCTATTGCCGCCCTCGCTGCCATTAAAGAATCTCCTGCTGTAGCAGCACAGTTCACCAAAGAACTGATGCGTTCTCCTGGGTTCTCTTCTATCTTCCAAAGGCGTATTAAAGGCCCTTATTATAATGTTGTCCGAGCAATGGAATTAAAGCCCATTCTGGATGACATGCTAATTAATCATAAGCCTAAACTCTTCTATGTTAGACGCTTCCGAGTAGACATAAATACACTCAGGAATCGTATCTTTCAGTCCTTTAAGTTCCTAACAGAAGATGGTGATATGCTTAAAGAGTTCGGCACGAAATATGCTGAACTTTATAAGCAAGTAAGGATAGCTAGAGAGAACAAGGGAACGGCCGAAGCTCTTATCTCTATACGCTTCTATACGGATGTGTGTGTTCCCCTGGAAGCAGAAACAGGAACAGATAGAAAAGATCAGAACAACTGGAAACAAGATGTAGATAAGTATCTTGAAGATGCTTCTAAGACAGAACCCCTACATTTAACTCATCTAACTCTATCCGATGCCGAAGTAGAAAGCTTAGATCTATCACTGGGTCAACTGGAAGGCATCCTAGCTAATGTCTCTAACAACACCATACACATTATTAAGTTTAATTCTAAATAATTATGAGCGAACAAATCTGTGAGTGTGGGCATAGTTCAGGTGAACATGCACAAGGTGGCATGGGAAGTGGTCATGTCTGGACTTACTGTAGAAAAGATAAATGTAGTTGTCGTGAGTTCAAGCTGAGTCAACCAAGCCCCGAAAGCTCAACGCAAGCAGGGACTAAGACTTTTGAGGAGTGGGTTATTAAGACTGGACGTAGTCTTGACAGCTTTCATTCAGATTTAGCATTGCAACAAGCCTACGAAGCCGGTCAGTCCAACGCACCTGCGCCGGGAAGGTGGGTGAAGTGCAGTGAGATGCGGCCAAATGATCCGTTAAAGGAAGTAACCGTTCATTGCAATTCGGCAACTGGCCCTAAAGTGGTGCGCAGTTATATCAGTTTCCACACTTGGAAAGCTGTGGTCTATTGGTGGGAGTGGACATACCAGATTCCACCGCCTCCCGCCGTCAAGCAGGATGAGGATGAGGATGAGGATGAGAAGGTGATGAACGAAGCTTTTGATGATGGTATAAGAATAGGTGATATTGGAATGTTTCGTGCTGGTTGGAAAGCTGCTATCAAACACTCCCGCGAGAAAGGCAAGCAATGAAATCATTTGCTATGATCCAAACTATTTGTCTCACGGGTGGTGCAACCTTGAGTGGTTGTATGGGAGATTGGTTAGTATTTTTTCCTTGTGTTTCTGGTGCGTTTGGTTGGGTCTGTTATTACATTCTTCTTGAAGAACGCGCCCGCGAGAAAGGAAGTAAATAGCTAATGACCATAGAAGAACTATTAGAATGTTCTGCTGACAAGCTAGAAAAGATGACCACAGAACAGCTTCTTAGTTGGTTTGGGCCTAAGCTTAAAATAACCAGACCCGAACTAGCAAGACAAGAACGTAGAGCTTCTAAGCCTAATAGACAACTGTCTATGGAAAGTCTTTCTCCTGAAGAACAAATCAAGAGAAATAAAGTCAGAGACATCCTAGCTGATCTAGGAATGGCAGCGGATGATATAGACGATATAGCCTAGAAACAAATAACTTATGCCCTCACTACAAGAACAATCACAAGGAGTACAGCAGACTGTAAGTGTTCCGACACAAAACATTCAACAAGCTATAGCCATCCCTCCTACTACTGTCAAGAAGCACCTAGTTTTTGTGGATGCTTCCCTGGTTAAAGTATCCTCCTGTATGAGGAGGGTATGGCATACAGGAATAGATGGTTTAAGATCTGGTATCAACTCTGTGGATATAGAGTATGGACAAGCCTTTCATGTCTTTGCTAAAGTCTTTAAGGATGATGAAACAGAAGCTGCCTTTCAACACGCGGCCAAAGCTGCTACCGAATACTTTACTACCACTCCTTTCAAACCCTCTTCTTCAAAAAAGTGGATGACCACAGATCACTTAAAGAAAACCTTATTTGATTGGCAGCAGCACTGGGAAACACACACTGATGATCTGGATACTATACGTATAGAAGGAGCTAAGACTACCGAATTGAAATTTGCTATTCCCTATTATGCTGATGATAATTTTGAAGTCATTCTGTGTGGCACTATGGATTCCATATGCAGAGTTAGAGGCGGAGGGGCATATGTTATCAAAGACTATAAGACCACTTCTATGTGGGACAATACAGGCTATCTGTGGGGCTACAATCTTGATCCCCAATTGAAGTTCTACAGATTCATAGTAGGAGAATATGCCCGGCTATATCCCCAATCTATTTATGGAGATATGATAGCTAAAGGGTGTGGAGCAGTGATAGAAGGCATTTTCTTAAAGAGTACAGAGCCAGCCCACATACAAAGAGGAGAGGTTAAGTTCTTCAAAGGATGGGAGATGGCTGAGTTCAAAGCTCACTTAGATAAGTTTATTGCCCGTCTAGTAGATGCTTTAAGAACCAATACTATTCCTCCTAAAGAAGGTATGTTCAATGGAGCTTGTAGCACCAAGTTTGGTATGTGTGCTTTCGCTGGTGCTTGTGCTGCTCCCGATGAGATAGCAGCTCGATTTATTCTCAAGAACAATTTCACTAACAAACCCTATAATCCACTTCACTTCCACTAAACCTATTACTATGAGTGAACTAAAAGATCAATTCCTGTCCATCATTAAGAAGAACTCTAAGACTCCAGATGCAGAGTTCTTAGCTTCAGCCCTGGACAAACACTTACAAGATTCCCTAGCCAAGTATATGTTAGGTTATGAAGAGCATGGAGGATCTATTATGGATAGACCCATGATAGCCGAACTTGATAGTGAACTGATAGATGCCAACCATTACATACAAGCTTTAAGAGTCAAGAGGGATCTTCTAATACAGAAGGTTCAGGCTCTTCTAATAATCTTAGCCCCCTGTGGCAAAGACAAACAAATCCAAGAAATCCTAAACCTACTCATAAACCTATAACTCACCTATGTACATCCCACCTGATTCCCACGATCTAGCTTTAACAAAACAGCCCACCTTCAAGGTGGCTATACAAGGGCCTGGAGGTAGTGGCAAGACCTTCTCGGCAATGACATTTCCAAATGTTAAGTGTCTTAACTATGACAACAATTTACAAGCATTTCATGGTCGAAAAGACATTATATCCATAGACATGTGGGATGATAATTTTGTAGACAGGATCATGAAAGGTCAACGAGGTAACACTCTTGATCTTTCCAATTCTCCAGCTAATCCAAGACCCAACAGAAGAGATGCTACTACCAGATGGCTCAATGAGAATGGGCCTAAGTTTGGGCCAGACGATACTCTATTCATAGACTCTTGGTCTAAGCTACAAGATGGTTTTGACATACAGGAAAACATAGAACCTCACTATAATCAGGATGGTAAGATAGATGAGTTCGCCTTTTGGGCTTCTAAAAAAGATTGGTCACGAGATGTGTGTGAACTACTTGGTTCTTTTAATTGTAATGTCGTGGTAGCCTTTCACGAGATGCGATTAACAGATAAAAAGGGTAACTTTGTTGATGGTAAATTTGTACCACTACAAGAGGGTAAGTTTGTAAATAAAATTTCACTCTACTTTTCTGAGTGGCTACGCTCCTACTTCTTTCCCAAAGGCACTCCAATGGATAATCTTAATCCTCGAATGGTAAGTGACTTGGAATTAAAAGGAGATATACTAACTGAAGACTTAGGTGTCTGGCAGACTCAATCAAGCATTTATTGTGACTGTAAGACGCGCATTATAGGATGTCCAGTTTTCATCAAAGCGTCTTATCAAGAGCTTATTAAACTTTACTCCGCCCATCGTAATAATAGTGTTGCGCCAGCGGTGTGAACTACCCAGTAGAACTACTCAGTAGAAACTAAACCCAAAAGAAAGAAACAAACATATGGCAGTCATTGACATGTCAAAGAAGCAATCAAAGAAACAAACACTCAATCAGAAAGTGGCACTCCCACGGGATCGCTATAGTCTGCGTTGTATCAGTGAAGAGTTCTCACTCTCGAAGTCCTCGAATAACCCTATGGTTACTCGTGTCTTTGAGTTTGTTAGTGAGTCAGTTAAGCTCCCAGATGGTAGCACACTGGTGCTGGCCGGCCAGGAGTTGACCAAGTATTATCCTCTTGCATCTAATGGAACAGCTAAGAACTCTCCAGAGGATGCAACAGCTATGTGCTTGGACAACTACAAGCAGGATACTGATAGGATGGGCATTAAGACTGATTGGTCTCACTTCGATACTACTAAGCCTGAGTTGAAGGCCAAGGGTATTATCATTGAGGCTATCTGTGGTGATGAAGAACGGGTAGAAAGAAAGGCTCCAGCACCCGGAAAGAAAGAAGGGGACATTATCCTTGGACTGGATAAGAAACCACTCATCAAGCATCAGGCCAAACTGATGGAAGTCTTGGGTATCTCTGAAACCAAAATCAACGCTCAATACTGAACACCAATAAGGTAGGTAATGCACTCGCTTCTTCCGTCGTGCAGGGATAACGGGAGACCTTTAATTTATTAGACATTTATGCTTCGTCATTTGCCACAGTTCGATTACTCAGGACTAACTATTGTTATGTCCCATCCTAGTAGATTTGATACTGAGAAATTACTCTCGGCTAATGGAGGACTATACTTCTGCACTGATGTCTTATATCCCTTGGGCATAACAAGATACAATTGTGACATTCGTTTGGCCGATTCTATCTCAGAGCCTCTGTTGCCCCACACTAAAGTGGTTTTACTTTTAGGTTCTAGGGCTATGTCCTTGTGGTTACCACCTGAAATAGTCAAGGATAATAAACTTGATAATCTCAGGGGATCACCATACAAGATAGGGGATGTAGTATATCTTTGCTCTTATTCTCCCCAGGACGCCGTAGACAGGCAGGCGTGGGAGAGTCAGCTTAATCCAGAGATGCTTGATTGGCTAGAGCAGGAAGTCTCTAGGAGACAAGATAGTGATCCCTTTTCTATGAAGAAGAGGAAAGGATTGACTTTCAGAGCCAACTATAGATTTTGGTTGAAGAAAGATGTAGAGAAAGCCGTCCACATTTTGGAGAAAGGAATTCCATATGATACTGAAGATACTAATTACATTGTATATCCTAACTCTGGGGTTGCTATTGATGCTCTCCTGGTTAGAAACAATACATTCCTCTACTTTGATATGGAGACGGACATACAGAGTGGTAGGATCACTTGCTTTTCTTTCGCTTATGATCTTCAGTCTGTGTACGTCGTGCCTGTTATATTACATGATTATTCACTCGCTTATAGTGAGCTGGCCCTCTGTCAAATCTTTCGTGCACTGGCTATAGCTATCTCTAGGAACACCCTAGTAGCTCACAACGGGGCTGCCTTTGACTTCTTCATGCTAGCATGGAAATATAGAATACCTATAGGCCCTCAGGTATATGATACTATGGTGGCCGCTCATAGATGCTTTCCTATGGTAGAGAAATCCTTAGGTCATCAGGTTTCTCTATGGACTTATGAAGCCTATCATAAAGATGAAGCCCAGTTTGCTTTCGGCAATAGAGAGCAGGCAGAAGCTTTGTGGAAGTATTGTGGTAAGGATGTATCATCTATGATTAAAGTCCATAAGGCCATAACAGAGTATGCTCGAACTGTGCCTGGGCTAGAAGCTTCTATAGCTCAAGCTATGTCTTCTATTCGTCCCTACTTGGTTACTACCTTGATGGGCATACCCTATGTAATAGAAAAGGTCATAGAGACTATAGCTATCAACGACCGGCTAATGACCCAGTACCTCAAACTCATTAGGTGGTTCATAGGCGAAGAGTCTTATGCGGCTATAAAGAAACGATCTAAGAAAGCTCTGCCCAGCTCCAATTCACAATGCTGCATGTATTTCCATGATATGCTAGAGTATAAGGTAATGCAGCGTTCTAAGAAGCCTCCCAAGAAACCCAGTCTAGCAGAGAAGCCCCTGCTTAAATTAAAGCTGGCTTATGACAATCCCGTTATAGATCTATGTATAGCTTACCGAGGGTGTCAGAAAGAAACCAGCACTCTTAAATTTGTACCTTGGTCAATACACAATACCCAAATGCTTAATAGCCTATGATTTATATACATGATGCACTTAGAAGCCATCTTCTAACAAAGAAAGGTCTATTAGAGGTTCAGAGGAAGATGATTACTCTTAAAGAGCTTGAAGATAAAACTCATTACGATACCGATGAGTTTATGAGTCTTATGTTTAATCGTATTATGTTCGGTCACCTTAGATATGGTGAAATGAAACACAATAAGAAATATGATTACATTAAGTCAGCTAAAATGAAACTTGATCTGTTCCTTGGTGATGGTAATCTTGAACATTTAGTTGATGCTGCTAACTATTGTTTAATTGAATTTAGAATTGGACAGCACCCTAAACGTCATTTTGAAAGTCAAGATGATGTAAATCATGCAATAAGAAAATAATATGAAAATAGAGATACCAGTTCTTGATCACGGATTTGTTCGTTACATAGATCATATGGGAAGTGATCTTAGAGTAGTTGAAGCAGCTAGAGTTAGTTATCAATCTCCGTCTAAAGGAGATGAAGCTGATAAGAAACTACTTCATTACTTACTTAAGAATAAACATACATCTCCCTTTGAGATGTGCAAAATAACATTTAATATACGGATGCCTATATTTGTTATGCGCCAGTTCATTAGACATCGTATGCAAAATGTCAATGAAGTATCAGCTCGTTATTCAGTTCTTCCAGAAGAATTTTATACTCCCAATTTTTGGAGAAAGCAAGATACAAAAAACAAACAAGGAAGTGTCGAAGCCGAGCTAGATCATAAAGCTTTGGGTATTCAATTACAGGATGCCTATAAGCATTGTTATGTTTGCTATGAACAGCTTCTTCATCAAGGTGTAGCAAAAGAAATGGCACGTCTTATACTTCCTGTTGGTATCTATACTGAAATCTATTCTTGCTGGGATATGAACAATCTCTTAAAGTACTTCATCTTAAGAGATGATGTTCATGCTCAATGGGAACACCAGCAATTTGCCTTCGCTATGAAAAAAGTAACTGCCCAAATCTTTCCCTGGATAATGGAAGCTTATGAACAACACTTAAATCCACACACAATAAAGCAATAATATGACAAACGAACAAAAGCAGGTAAAAGCATTCATGCAGCTATTTGGACAGGAGACTCCTGATAAACCCTGCATACCAAGTCTTGAAATTAGGAAGTTGAGAGCTAAGTTAATACTTGAGGAAGCACTTGAGACTATCAATGCCTTAGGAGTTGGTATTGAAATTGATGTTGAGGTCACAGAAGAAGATATTGGTAATGGCCAATCTATTCTTCTTCTCAATGATGTTGATGTAACTGCTTCAAATTTTCATCAATGTCAATATGGACAGGCTAATCTTGAACTTATAGCCGATGGTCTTGCCGACTCCCACTATGTAGCTTACTGTGGGACGGCTATAGCTTGTGGCTTAGATATGGAACCCATCTTTGCAGAAGTCCATAGATCTAATATGTCTAAGATGTGGACAGTAGAAGCTTTCTATGGTAAAGCTGGCTGTGTTCCTTACAATGTTCGTGAGGATTCAAATGGAAAAGATATATGTGATTATGGATATAAAGGCGAAAAAGTAATTACATATCCAGTTGACACACCTGGTGGTGTTTTTATTGTAGTCAAAAACAAAGATGGTAAAGTTATAAAATCTCCTTCTTATAGCCCAGCCAACATCCAGGCCGAAATTGATAAACAGCTTTTATGCCCCGCATTACCAAACAGCAAGTAGCCGATACACAAGCTACACATCTCTATATATACAGTGATGATCGTAGTGAGAAAGCTTACAGGGGGCAAGCAGAACTGTTTGCTTGGTACTCTCACTGCTATCCTATCTACACTCGTCTGTGGTGTTGTGCTGATCCCGCAGCCCAAGTTACCTCTCTACCTCTCGACACCTATACTAAGATGTTACAAGATGAATGTTTTAGCAGAATAGAGCAAGCCATAAAGCTTCATCCACATAAGCCTGTTGTGATAGTTCCTAAGATTGGCGAGGGCTGTAGCCAACTGAAGCAAGCTCACAAAGCCTACTATCAAGTGATAAGAGATTTCCTAGACAAGCTACAAGAGGAAGGACACTACTAAATTATGGATAGACCTAAATGAACTCTTTAATGCGTAACACAACTTGCTATCATATAGCAGGCACAAAGTTCTTAAGATTAGCCTCCAGGAAAGTGCAAGGTTTTGGGTCGAATCTACAGAATGTCCCAGATGACATGAGATCTATCTATGTCTCAGATGGCTATAGACAAGAGCTTCGGCCCAAATATGTTCAGTGGCTCAATAGCGGATATGATAATAGCATCTTCACAGATGAAGAAAAGACTTTCGTTCGTCCCCTACTACAGGATGATCAAGCTGGAGCAGAAGCATGGATAGTTAGTCAGCTCTTGAAGCCCGGCAATAATCTGGATAAGCTCTTCAAGAATAAGATAAAGCCCCACACCTATCTGGGAATATTCTTTCCTCAAGTGTGGATAGATCAAGGCTTTCCACGGGTAGATACTATAAGGATGTTACCTATAGAGAAGGTCAAAACCGACCCTGGTTGGTCTGCTCTTGCAGAAGCTATCAATGCCTCTGATGGTAATGTTCCACCTAAGCCTCGCTACTACTATGTCTATAAACAGACCTGTCACTCTGGTAATTATGGTATCAAAGAGAATACTTTTATTCTTAATGTTCTGGAAAAGTCAGGCGGTAAAATCGTACTATCTAAAGAGGAAGGCAAGGTATTTCTGGATGCTTATCATTTCATGGTCAATGGCTTACAAGAATGGTGGAGGGAATTAGAAGATCAAGTCAGATCTAATGGAGGTATAGTTTGGAACTGTCTAGGCTATCCTCTACACTTCACACAAGAGATAAAAGAAGGAGATTTGAAAGATGTTTATTCCGCTTGCCCTCAGTCTACTGTGGGTTGTATTACTCATCTTGCTTATACTGAGCTTCAACACTACATCGAGCAAAGTAATTCAAGTTGGGATATACTTAATAATAATCATGATTCTTTTCTTACTCAGGGCTTACTACATGATTGGAAGTTAAGGGCAGCCAAGATGCGGGAGTTCATGGAAGCTCCCAAACTAGCCACCAAATATGTAGATGAATTCCATATGAGGAGTGAAGTACAAGTAGGATTTAATTGGGGTAAAGCCCATAAGTGTCCTAAAGATGCTGATCCCCTTGATCCTGCTATAATTAACCAATATAATCTTGATGGTCTAAGAGAGGTAAAACTCTAACATGGATGAAAAGCCAACAACAGTATTGTCCAACTATGATCGTTGGATGCTCCTTAATAAGGACTGTACCGCACCCTTGTCTTTTATAGATTGGAGCTTCTACTATCTTATAGCAGCTGCCTTACAGAGGCGCACGTGGATGGGAGACGAAGATCACAGACCCCTCTACTCCAATATCTATACTACTCTGGTTGGCCCTCCAGCTAGTGGTAAAGGTGTAGCCATAGCCCCAGTCAATAAACTGTTAAGATGGCATAAATTAGCTAAGGCCGGCAATAGCAGGAATGGAGAGATAACTCCAGAGTCCATGCACAAGGAGAGTGAAGTAGAATCTCTACTAGCTTCTCATCCTGATCTGGCTCAGAAGTTCATGAAGGATAGGAAAGAGATACACGAAGAACACCTACTTATTCCTTTGGGCGCTAATGCTACTACTTTTGAATCCCTAGCAGAAACAATAGCGGCGTCTGTCCGCCGTATCAACTACATGCGTTATGATAAAACCCTTTCTAAAGAAATACGAGAAACTTACTGTCATTGTAGCTTGGCATTTGTACTCACTGAGTTATCGAGCTTATTTAAGAGGCAATCGGAAAACATCGTTAATCTTATTACAGATATGTATGATTGTGTGCCCTACACTTACAAGACTAAAACCAAGGGTACAGATCATATTGCAAAAGGGTGTCTCAACTTTATGGCTGGAACAACATTGTCTTACATGGAAGAAGTCTTCTCTGATCGTATTATCAATGAAGGTTATGCTTCTCGAACATTCTTTATTGTTGAAAGTGGCCCAAGATTTTTTAGATGGGAAACAGCCCGCTTCACCGAAGAGCAAAATAGGGCAGAACAAGAGCTAGCTGATTACATAAAACGTTTATCTACAGTCTATGGTGAGATGCACTTCTCTCCTGAGGCTGATACCTTCTTAAAGCATTGGTGGGAACAGGACATGAAGGATGGTAAGAGAGCTAATTTAGATCCAAAGCTAGAACCCTATTATGGTAGAAAGAATATACACCAAAGAAAGATGTGTATGATTCTACATGCCTCCGAGCCTTCTTTCTTCTTGGAGCCAGAAGGCTCTAAGACTAACATGGAAATTCCCCTAGCTACAGCCCAGAAAGCTCTATACGTATTGGAGACTGTAGAAAAGAAGATGCACTTGGCTCTTACATTTACAGCATCCAACCCATTATTTAAGCCTGCACGTAGGGCGATGGCTATAATAGAGAGGGCCGGCGATAGAGGAATAACTTGGAAAGACTTGCAGTATGAGATGTGGGAGTTCTGTGATGTATCTACACAGATGAAGCCCATTATAGAACACTTGATGGGCGTAGAGAAGGTAGAGGCTGTAGAGAATCCCAATGAGAATCTGCAGTGTAAAGGACTCCTATATAGGATACCTCAGATAGCTATAGCAGAAGAAAAAGTAGAAACCCCGGATTAAGGAATCACCCCAGACTTAGCTTCATTAGCTATCTTATGCTTCATGTAGTCAATAACTCTATCTGTGGCTTCCTGCTGTCCCTTGGTCATTTTCATATAATTGTAGTATGAAGCAAACTCAGGAGCCTTCTCTTCAGGATCAGGCACAGTCTGGTAGCCGTTCTTCTTTAGAGCGTCGAGCCTATCAAGCAGCACTTGAGGCTTATCTCCATACTTACCTATTAGATTGTGAACTAGAGGAGGCAACTGTTCAGTTACTGCTTGCTTTAAGTCCATGTTTCTGTGAAACTGTTGAGCACCCAAAGTGGTATAAGGGTTGACTGCTCCCATCAAAGATTGATCTTCATAAGGCAAGCCAGAAGACATTTGAAACCTTCTTAAGTCCTGCTCCTTCTGGGTCTGCTGGTGTCTAGCATAGTCTTGGGGCATTATCTCTCCACCACTAGCTTTTTCTAAGTTGACTAGACCAACTCTAGCAATTTGAACATTCTGTTTAGTCCAATCAAGTAAAGCTTTTTGAGTTAGAGGAAGCACTCTGTCCCACCAGTTATCTCCTATGTCTCCATTCTTGAGGGCTGAAAGAAGATTACCTATATGTTCCATTGTGCTGGTAGCTACTTCATCCAGGGGAAATATAGTTCCCATTCCAGCAAATTTATTCTTATGCATCACATCATCAAGACCTTTAAGTGTACTAGTCATTACACCACCAAAGCCAGCCAAAGAATTAAGCTCTAAAGCTGAGTAAGCAATACTGTCTGCGTTCTCTCCATAAGTTCTTCCATACAATCCCTTCTCTTTGTTAGCTGCCGAAGCCATAATCTCTGATATGTCAGGGACTGGTGTTTTTGTATCTAACAAACCTTCCTTCATCTTCTTAATAGCATATCCCCCCAGTGTAGCACCCAGTAAAGAGGTAAGCAAAGGAGCAAAGTTACCCTTAGTAGCAGGAGTCCATGCGTTGCGCATCCAAGCATTAGTAGAAGAAATGTTCCAGTGAGCCAGATGCAAGAAAGCAGAAATCTCCGTATCCTTAGTCATAAAACCCGGCAAAGTCCTAGGATCTCCAGAGCCATGAATAGTGTTAGAAAATCTGCTAGCCATGGCTTTTACCTCATCCGGGCTATAGCTTTTGCCCACTTGATAATCGGGATCATAATAGCGAAGAAACTTACCAGCCTCGGCATCACCAGTAGAAGCTCTAGCTATCTTACTAGCTATGATATGTTCTCCAGCTATTTGTAGATTACCAGTAAGCATCCTATCAGTAAAGCCATTCAAAGTATAAGCCTTATAGGAAAGATCTGATAGGCCTTTCAATCTATCAGCAATACTAGAGTGAGCATCTAGTAGCATTTTTAAATTGTCTCCAGCCGTCTTAGGTGATACTCGTGTTCCTCCAGCATTAACAGCATCCAAATAGCCCTCATTGAAGTGGGTCAAACCTTTCATTATTACACCTAAAGCTTCAGCAGGATTAGAGATAGCTAAACTAACTCCTTGTGCTATAGAAGAGATAAGCTTATGAATCTGAGTACCAGGCCCTAGTATAAGTGTAGTAGATATATGCTCAGCTGCACGAGCATTAGGCCGGCCGAACACTGAAGAGCCTACTTCTCCTCTGTAGTGTTCTGTTATATCCTGTACCTTGCTGTTGCCCATCTGAGAAGGATTAGCTTGTCTTACATCCTCATCTAGGGGTTTGCCCCATCCATCTTCTTTGTAACCCATACTGGCTGCCATTTCTGGATTGCTTTCTACATGCTTATACCAAGAGTAATCAGCTCCAAACCTATGACTATAAGATTGTAAAGCTTTGCCTAGATCAGCTTCTCTCATAGAAGGAGGAAGAGATATACCTTCTTGCTTTCTTATACCATTAAAATAGCTATCGTTGCCTCCAGCTTTCCTGTTGGCTAAATCACCACGTATAGAAGATGTTAGATCATCCCATCTGTCTTGAGCTTGCTTCTCTGTAGCTCCATTAGCTTGCTGATGTTCCATCCAATCCTGATGCCACTGCTCTATCTTAGAGCTATCGGCCGGGCTATTGATTCTAAGAGTATCAGCTTGCTCTTTACCTAGTAGAGAGGGGAAGAAGTTCTCATCCTGTTTGAATTGACGCTTATTACCATTAGAGGTTATTACAGGTTGATCTGTTCCTTCCGGGCCACGTTCTTCGCCCATTTTACCTAGCAAGTTACGTATCTGTGTATAGGCTTGTTGCTCTTTAGTAGTCCTTAAAGAAGAGGTCATATCTTGCTGCTGATCTCTGGTAGCTTCTAGGGCTTGACGAACATTAGTACGTTGGGTCGGCGATAGCTCTTTAACCAGCCCAGAGAATTGATTTTCGTATTTACCTGTCATAGCCTGCTGCTCATTATAGAGCTTAGTGAATTGATCGGCTATATGTCCTCCCTGTTCTCCTGGAATAGAACGTCTTAGACTATCAATGGAAGCTGCAGTAGGTAGGAATAGCCGACCTTCAACACCAGAGCCAGAAACTTTATCTTTCTGCTCTCTCAAAGGCTCCTGTTCTCCAGACTGATAGCGTATATCTGGATTTGAAGAATCAAAAGTTCCTCTGTTACCAATAGCTGACTTAATTTGTTCTGGATGAAAAACAACATAAGCATCCTTACTACCTGGAGCATTAAAACCTGTTCTCCAGTTAGTTTTATATTTTATACCATCATATCCCATTTTTTCAAGTGCTTCTGAAAAATCCATTCCAAGAGAATTTTTTAATCTTACACCATTTACATTATCTAGTGCCCAAACTCGTTCATTGCCCTCCCAACGAGGACTAAACTTTAGTGGTGCAAGATTTCTTATAGCAGTTTTATATACCAAATTATCACCAATCATGGTCTGATTACCAAAATCTGCTCCTGTGACTTTATTTAACTTCGATACAAAATTTTGTAAATCATCTGATTTTATTGTATCTGTCTCGAATGGACGTTCAATTTTTACATGTAAAGGTAAAACACCACCTTTAATAGCAATAGACTCTTTTGCATATGTTGAAGCAAGTTTTGGATTAGGTGTTACATATACACCCTTACCAAATAAATTTCCTCCATGATTCCCTCTAGCTATATCAAAACTTTTTATGTCAGGTGTTGGTGTCCCATGATAAACCGTTAAAGGCTCTCCATGTTCATCTACAACTTTAGAGTTGCCAAACCACTTCTTGAACTCTGGAGTATCAGTTTGTTTCTTAAGAGGCTCCTGTCCTTCATCTTGTTGTCTACCGGGTCTAGCTGCTTTCCATGTTTCGTATGCACTAGTAACAGCCCGGCGGAAAGGTAGGCGTTCATTGTTCTTGAGCTGTCCTGACTTAACTAGATCATGTATAGTATCACTAGCCAAGGGTTCATCTCCTTTAGCTATTGCCCTGGCTCCATGCATACCCAATATTTCTTGTTGTGAATGACTCTCATCAGGAAATAGAGCTTTGCCTATTACTCTAGCATGTGCTTTCATGTCAGTAACAGTCTTATCTTCTGGAGCTTCATAAGAATCTTTATCAGCATACTTATATTGCTCTGGGCCAGTATAAATGGGCTTCTGCCCAGCTTCTTGTGTTCTTGGAGTTTGTTTAGGCAAGAAACTATCATCAGGAAGTTCCCAAGGTTTAAGATTTGAATCTTTTGGATGAACACTATAGTGATGTTCAAAGCCTCTTTCATCCTTTTGATTAGGTCCACCAACACGTTTTAATCCCAATTTATCCATTGCTTCAGCAACGCTAGATGAACTTTTAATAGCATTTACTACATCTGGATGCTGATCTTGTAAGTTTCTAGCTGTAACATAAAGAGTTTGATCTTGAGGAAATCCTTCATCTATATTACTATTTGCCAAATTCATTATAGAACGTACTCTTTCATTAATAGGAGGTTTAGTGTAGATCTTATTCCTTTCACTCAGTACTTCTCTTTCATTTACTAATTCTTGATCTATGGGTATTCCTTGTCTGATCTGCTCATGCAAAGCAGTATTAATCTGATCAATACGTCTTTTATCTTCTTCAGGATTATGTAGAGGCTTCTGCCCAGCTTCCTGATTACGGGCGGCACTCTTAGGATTAAGTTGATCATCATAATTATCCAATGAAACACCATGATCTATTAGTCTTTTTCTAGCACCACCCTCTTCAGCTAAAGCTTCCATATATTCTGGAGAGTCTTGTCCATATCTCTCCTTAGCTTCTTGTCTAAGTCTAAAAGCTGCATTAGATTCTTCTAAGAGTTTTTTGTACTTTAACTCCTGTTCTTTATATCCTTCATCCAACTGTCTAACACCAGTAGGTTGTCCTCCCAAACTCCCCTGTCCTGCTTCTTGATTTCGAGGAGCATACTTATCCCTTTCAGCTTCTCTAACACCACCAACTGCTCCAACTCCGTGTGGCTTCAAGTGAGTTTCATAGAAGGGAGCATCCTTAAAGAAACGATTGTGCAGTAAGCGGTAAGCATCTTCGGTAGTAGCATTACCCCAGCGTAGTTTGGCAGCCGATAACATCTGCTTATAGATGTCCTTAAAACCATTTATGCTCTCACCAGCATGTTGCTTAAAATACTGACCAGCATGTTCAGCCAAGAACTCTTCATGCACTCCCCTTTCAGCTCCATTACGTCCAGTCTTAGAAGATGGTAAGCCCATCTTAGTAGGGTCGGCAATAGCCTGTTCAGGAGTAACTCCTTCTATCTTCTTTCTAGCTAGCTCTTGTGCTGTCCACTTAACAAGGTCAGGAGACTTATCTACAGTATCAAGCATGTGTTGAGCAGCTTCTCTATCTTGTAGGTGGGGAGAATTAAGTAGATCATGGAAGAAGATATGGCCGCCCGGTTCATGGAAGAAGGTATCCAGTTGCTTGTAGGTCATCTTAGCTACAGCCTCTTTGACACCATCCCGTAGGTAGGAGATACCATTGATAGGCACACCCTCTGAGTTGACTAGCTTACCAGTAGTAGGTTCAATGCTTATGTTTCTTTGTAGTCCAGCAGCTTTAAATAGACGAGTAGCCCAATCAGCCCACAGAGGAACTACCTTGCCCTCTGGGTCTTTAGTGGTAGCTCCAGCAGCTTTAGCAGCAGCGGCTTTCTCTTTACTCTCAGGAACAGGAGTAATAGAAGCAGGCTGTTCTCTGGGAGTTTGAGAAGGTTCTGTCCCAGGAACGTAGCCATTATTTCTATTCTTAATGGTCTCCATCTGTCCTAGTATATCATTATAGTCCTTCTCGAAGTTGGGATGATTAAGATCAAGTCCAGACATTCTAGCTTGGAGCTTCTTAAATTCCTGACTATCATCACTCTCTAAAGGCTTTTGCCCAGCCTCTTGACCTAAAGCAGGTGGAGGGGTAGATTGATCTCTAAAACGTTTCAATTCAGCTATACGAGCTTGATCTTCTGCACTAGGTGGTGGCTCAGGAGGATTAAGCTCTTCTGTAGTAGCAGGCATTTCTCGGCGAGGAGGATATAATTGTCTCTCTGGCCCTATTTCACCTTCATGTCCAGTAGGTGGAGTCCAAGGCTTAGGAGGTAATCCACCCTGTCCTGCCTTATCCTCTGTGCCAAACATGTGTTCATCTGCCATCCTTCTTAGTGTAGCTTCATCCAATCCAACAGTCTGTTTAGCTTCTCCGGGTTCTTCGGGAGTATAAGTTTGTTTTAATAAGCCAGGAGCTTTCTCTTTCAGGTAGTTATCTAACTCATCTTTGGATCTTACATACTCTACTTCTCCTTCTGTCTTGCTAGGTCTGGTAGCAGTGAAAGGAATAAGAGGAGCTTGATCGCTATCAGCTATATCAAACTCTTCTCTTGCTTTAGCTTGAGCAGCAGCTTCTTTAGGAGATAGAGCTGTGGTTTGAGGCTGATTAGCTTTTATGGTAGCTTGATTGCCTTCAGTCTTTTGGCTGACCATTTGTTCTAATTGGTTACCTACTCTATTGGCTACAGGGAATCCTAGTTTTTCTCCTATCCTATTAACATCACTAAATATACCACCCATAGCAGCTTGCTTGGCAATTTCACCAACTAACTGTTTAGTATCAAAAGGTTGATTAGATTGTTGCTGTT